ATCTGGAAGCTTTGGTAGATCTGCTAGTTTGGGAATAGATGGTATGCGGAAACCATGGTCGATGCCATTTTCAACATATTCAACTCCACCCATATAGCAGAAAACCGCCGTAGCAATGGCGGTTGAAAACAGCAATTTAAACATGATTAAAAGTTATGGAAATATTGATTCAGGAATTCTTCGGCCGAAATCCATGGCGGAGATTTTACCCCCAATATGGTCTCAATGTCAATTAATGGAATGAATAAACGAGGTGGATCGCCGCTGGCCATACCACCAATAAAGCCCACGATACCATCTCTGATTTCGTATTGGGCATTGATGGCTTCGTCATGCTGAATGCCGTGCTGTAACATGCTCAAATGAGCGGTCAACTGTTCTTCAACAGTTGGCTTAGGGTCATAGCAGGGATTTGAGAAATGTTGATCTAATGTGGTACGCCAATCCATGGTAACTCCGTGACAATTTGCCACAGTGTAACACCAATTGGCGCCATTTAGCTGACAGTATCTTGGTAGACATTCAGGTCTGCGTCCACCCAGATTGTCTCGTGTTTACCATCCTCGCGGCGATTGTCGCTTTGGATACGATACGCCTCAACTGTGCCGGTTGCACCAATCAGTGTGCCAGTCTTGAAAAGGGGATAGTAGAGATGCCCCTCGAAGCGAATGGTCATCTGATCCAGCTCGTCAGCTTTGCCAATTGGCACACGATTTTTATTCAGATCACTATAGCGCATGATAAGTCCTTGGCTTATTTGACGTCTGGGATGAATTGCACCTGACCACGATTGTCCATAACATTCGATTCAGTGCTATCGGCCACCAGGTAACGCATGCCTGAATTGCATTCCCATACCGTGGCGTTGTCCACCGTGGCAAACTTGCCTTGGCCGACCACCAGCCCCTTCATTTGTTCGACTTGTTTGCAGTTGGCATCACGATACTTGACCCATTTGTTCCACTTTGCCATCGCCACTGCTTGCTGGGCGTCATGTTCTGCGACACTTGACTGGAAGGTATGGATAAACCAACCCACCAGCCCAATGATAACGAACACCCAGAACAGTTTTTTGTTTCGACGCGACACTCGGATAGCTTCACGTTCAGCGGCCCTGATTGCACGTTGGCGTTCGTTAGCTGCGATGTGGTTTGGATGATTATTTGCCATGTTGACCTCCCAGTACATTATGATTGTCGCCGTAGATGGTTTGATACGGCTCACCCCAGCTGTAATGCGTTTTAGGATTCAACAGCCCGTAGTTCACCAGATTATGATCGCGCTCGAACACGACTTTATCGTGAAGCTGCATGAACCGACGATCCAATTCCCGCGCCACTTCGACGAGAACGTCATGGGTCATGTGTTCTGGAGCGAGGTTAAGGGCGATCTTCACCTTTGGCTTATCGTCGTTCCAATGTACAGTTCGGCAGCGCAGTGGTTGTGGTTCGTAAAGATCGCTCATATGGTGCCCCAGTTCAAAATATCATTATACACTGGCTTACTTGCCACGCACAATGAACCATTTTGGGGTGCCTGGATTGGCGTTGTAGAAGCCTACCAGGCTGAACGAATCTTTGTAGATCGATTTATAAGTACCTGGTGCGACGCCGGCCAATGATTCGACTTGTGCTACTACCGCACGTTGCGCGGCCATGTGTGTGTCAGCTACGCCGCCGTAAACGCTGTTGGTGCCGGCCAAGCTTTTCGGAAAATCGACCACGGCGCCAGTGTAATTTTTGTCTTCGAACGGTTTGACTACGCCACCCAGGTCAGTCAGCCCACGCAGCACCAAGACGGCAGGATCAACTGGCTGGTTGATCGCATCGATATTTTGAGGGAACACCTGTACCAGGAAATATTCCTGACTGGCGTCCTTGTAGTCAGCTGCACGAGCTGGGCCCACTTTGTCGCCTTTTTTGTTGGCGAGGTAGATCATCAATTCGATGTTCAGGTCTTTGTTCTGGAAGTAACCAGCTTCGCCGGCCATTGGCTTGAAGTTCAGTTTGCTTTTCAGATCGCTGTAGATAGCCGCTGCTTTCTCGCGGGATACCAGCAGGTTGACGACGCGTAAGTTACCCCAGGCGAGTTTAGCCGCATGACCAGTTACGTCTTTGAAAATCTCGGTAGAGTACAGGAAAGCGTTGATATGTGCTTTAACTTGCGCGTCTGTGACTTTAGCTGCTGGCATGTTCAACTCCTTGTGTAGATGTCCCTATTATAGGTTCATTTGAACATGGTTGCAAGCACTAAATGAAAAAGCCACCCTGCGGTGGCTTCTTGTTGGGGCGCTGTGTTCACATGGGAAGAGTTACGCACATGGGGTACGGCGTCCCTTTGACCCGCCCGTGTAGGCGTGTGAACACAGCATAGAGGTGTTGTCTGATCGGTGCTACACCTGATCAGTGTCAACCATGGCCGAGATGTCTAGGTTGCCCAAGACCCAGTTGCTCCATCTTGTTGTGACACGTGACAACATAATCATTATACACGAACGCTCGTGTACAGTGTTACTTACGATTACGACGCTGTTTGGCTTTCCGGCCTTTGAGCGAGTACGTGGTTTTACTGGTGTTCTGTTTGGTCGTCCACTGCTTGACGCCGTGGCCAGTGTGCTGATTGCTCAACATAGGCATGGCAGAGCCAGTGCCGACAATGAGTGGTTGCATACTCGCAATAGCTGCCCGCATCATGGCAGGATCCATACGCCCCGACATGTCAGGAACCGCGACAAAGGCTTGTTGCCTGGATGCCAGCAGTTCTTGGCAAGCTGCCTCGACGACCGGGGAGATAATTTCATGCTCGACGTGGGAAATCATTATTCCTCCTTCTGTGGGGCGTCCAGCAGCTCTGGTGTGTTTTCGTCGATCACGTTGGAGTTGAGCGCGCCGTTGATGTCCGCCACTTCAACGACGAACTTTGGGGCCGCATCGAACGGCTTTTTCAGGGTATTTTCAACCTGACCCAGTTGCAGGTTCAGCATGCCCAGGATGTCAGCCTCGCGTTTAACACGTTCAGCTTCCACCTCAGCAGGAGTTTTTACATTGCTGAGGCCACGAGGGCCCGCATTGGTCATTTGAAAACCTTCAGCCACGATTGCAAGTTTCTTTTTCTTCATCTGTTGCTCCACGTTATCGATATCTTATTGTAAGTTCATTTGAATGAATAATCAAGCACAATATGGCACTTTGCAGTTCATACAGTCGTAAAAAAGCCCGGACTAGCCGGGCTCCTTATTAGGCTTTTTTAGCCTTAGCCCGCACACGCTTGAATTCCGAGACCTGGTCGATCGGCATGCGGAAGTATTCGTCGGTGGCGACATTTTGCATCAGCAGCGGATGCTTGTGGGCGCGTTTGTTGTAGCCCACGATCTTGTAGGTGTGTTCACCGTTGCGGTAGTGCATTTTCAAGCTCAGGTGCGGGAAGTGCTCGGCATGAGCATCCGGCAGTGCCGCCATGAATGCGGCGATGCGGTCGGTCGGTTCGTCCTTGGATGCTTTGGCGTCGTCGGCATACGACATCATGCTGGACCGCGGCATCTCGGCAGTCAGGCCGAATACGACTTCGCGGTCGCCGATCTTGGGCGTTTCGCCAACGAGCAGGTCGACTTTGTACTTCAGCGCGACGCCAGCCAGCGCGAATTGAATATCGGTCACCAGTGCTGCGGCCAGAGCTGCATCGAACTTACGGGATTTCACGACTGCCATTTGAGCCTCCTTTAAAAATCACATTATAGGGTTAAATGAACAAAAAGTCTACAGATGATTAGCTCATGTAGAACATAACATGGCCCATTTGCTGTTTGAACGAGCGAAAACTCTTGGTGCGTTTACTCCAACCACCAAACACAGCGGCACGGCTGTAAAACGACACACCAGCTTCAGTAACCGAAATAAAGAACGTATTACAACCCAGGCAGATGGTCGCTTCGTCTTTTTCGTAGTTGATCCACGAGCCATTGCTTGGCTTCCGGGTTTTGATGCCCATCTGCTTCATGATCTTGAAGATCGCATCAGCTGCTTTGCGGGTGCTGAATTTTGCAGTCTTGGCCATTTCGTTTCCTTCTCTGTTCATCATGTTCCTATTATAGGTTCAAATGAACAAAGAATCAACTATAGAATTTGATTGAGGTCGAGCAGCCGTTGCTCAATGCGGGAGATAATTTCGCTGTGGGTGGGCTTGTGTTTGTCCCAGGTTATCACAACAGCGAGACACCGTTCGTCTGACGAGAACCCATGTTCAATATGGTCAGAAAAGTGGATGACATCGTGGGCTTGAACACTCAGGGGCGCGCCGTCCAGATAGAACGTGCCAGCCCCTGAAATAATGACCACAGTCGACATACCGTTGCCGTCCCGGTGATCATCCACGTTTTGGAAGCCCATCAGGAAATAGTCGTCCTTGCCAGGATCCACGATGGTGGTTGCATAACCATCATCCATTATTTCTTGATGATTGCCACTCGCAAGTATCCCCATAGCTGCATTCAGGTTGATAGCAATACTATGGGGATACTTGAAGGTGATCATGCGTTTGCAGCCAGCTCGCTGATGCTGTTGGCTGCTTCACAAGCGGCGGCGATGCGATCGAAGCGTTGTTGATTCTTTTCGCCTTCCTTGAAAGCAAAGAGCTTCTTCAGCTTTTCAACTTCGGCCTTGGTGACTGTCGGGGTTTCTGGAAGCTGAGCCAGCGAGAAACGGTCGCCAGTGCGCGTGACCGAGGCCTTGTATTCGTCGCCATTTTCAAACTTGGCAACAACCGCCATACGATCATGCGTTACGGTCAGTTTTACTTTTTGCTTGGCCATCATGAGCTCCTTGTTTAGATAAGTCATTATAGACTCAAATGAACAAGAGATCAACTAGTCGTTGCTTGCATTATAGATGCAAAGGATTTCGTTCAGGTTAGCCACAGCGACATGCTGGCCGTCTTCGGTGAATTCGTAGACTTCGTCGATGAGGCTAAGGATGCCGTGACTCCGCAGCTCTTCAAGCTCTTTGAGAGCTTGAGCTTTGGTTTCAGGGTAGAGGATGGAGATGGGAACTTTGCCTTGCTCGCGGAAGCGCTCCAACAGCCCTTTCAGCCTAAGAGGCAATTTAGCCAAAGTGGCTTCAGCTGCTTGGCGTGTTGCGGTTTCCTGCGCAGTTTCTGGTGGGCGTTCACTCATATGTACTTCCATGAAAAATCATAGGATACGTTCATATGAGTGAACAATCAACTGAATTTTGGAGTAGGTTACGAGAGTTGAACTCGTCTAGTCGGGTTTGCAATCCGATGCCGGGCCGCTTGGCTAAACCTACATGAAACTGGAGTCTATGATGGGATTTGAACCCACGTTGTCCTGACTGAGAATCAGGGGTCCTAGGCCGCTAGACGACATAGACTTTGAAACTTGGAGCAGGTAACGAGGTTCGAACTCGTGGCCTCAACGTTGGCAACGTTGCGCTCTACCAGACTGAGCTATACCTGCATTAAACTTTATAGGTCAAACCGAAGCGCTTCGCCTCGTCTTCCTCAACTACAAACTTGCTCAAACTGTGTTCCAAGCAAGTCACGTATTCAACATCTGGTACTGGCAGTGCATGCCAGCCGCTCGAGTTGTTACCATGCCAGTAGGCGTATTCACCATACAGATGACGTGCGTCAGACAACGAGCCTTGGCATTTTTCCACAGGAACCTTGTGGGGCATCTTCATCGAGATGCTGCAAATTACGGTTTTCATTTAATACTCCTATGAGGTAACATTGCCTCATATAGTACATTCACTTAACCAATTAAGCAACACAATAACGATGTGCCATGTTTAATACTGGAGGCGGGTAATGGAATTGAACCATCACCTGGGATCACCAAGTGGAACAGTTTTCGAGGCTGCTTGTACACCGTATACTCTACCCGCCGTAACCTTTAAAATATTTGCAGAAGATGAGGGATTCGAACCCTCGGACCATTTCTAGTCTACTGATTAGCAATCAGCTGTCATCGGCCACTCGACCAATCTTCTGCAAATATCTCAAACTTGGAGGTGACAGTGAGATTCGAACTCACGGCGCGCTTTCGCATACGGGTTTGCAATCCGTCCCCTTCGACCACTCGGGCACATCACCATGGAGGAAAATATGGGATTCGAACCCATGGACCCAGTTACCTGAATCGACGCCTTTCCAAGACGCTGCCTTAGACCGCTCAGCCAATTTTCCATTCAAGGGGCACAAGGCCCCCGTTACTTCTACTTCAACGTATTCTCAACCCGAAGATTTTCAAATACGCTTTCACGCTTGCTAATGTTGTAGATCAAACGTTCGACGCCGATCGCAATCTCCAACACCAAACATTCAACTTGCTTGTTCTTGAATGACGGCTTGAACGTGAAATCCTTGCGTGTTGACACACTACAGATTTCCATCCACTTCTCGTTGTTCCAGACCTCAATATCGATCGTCTTCAACGAGTAGTCAGGCAGTCGATCACTTAACACTATCCTGGTGGGCAAACACACAATACGCATGAGCATTGCTGCCAGATCTTCGATTACACTCGCCTGATAATCATTCTTAGTATCAGCTGAGTACAGGCACTGAAACTCTTGCTGATAGAACTCTTTAAAACGACAGTTCTTTGTCGTTTGATCCTGCTCACGACGGAAGCTCTTGGACACTTGCCAAACAGCTACCGGAGGCATTACCTCGTTGTGCCGTAACAGATGCTCCAAGTACAAATACGACGAAGCAGTTGTTTCAGGCTTCAGAACCAATTCAGCGTGGTTCTGACTTTGTTGCACCCACAGATCTGCATCTGTGTAGTTGGCATTTACATGCTCCCTTGGGATCAAACATGGCGCTTCAATTTGCACCAAGTCCCAAGCTCTGTTTTGTTTCTTCAGGATCGCTTTGACCTGAAGCGCTATAGTTTTTGTTAGATACTCTTTAAGTATCAGCTCTTGTTCGTTCAAAAACGGCAGCGCGTTAAAGTTATAGATGAATTCCATTTTGTCCTCTGATGATTGATGGTTAGATTGAAAACTTGATTAGTTTCAACCTCGCCCTCGAATCATCAGAATGGTATTCATTTTCAACTCCTAGTAATGGTGGATGCGTGTAGAATCGAACTACTCCCCGAAGGAACGGTTTTACAGACCATCTGCGTGGAACCACCAGCTTTACGCATCCGAAATATGTTTTGAGCGGGATACCGGGTTCGAACCGGTGTGAACTATTCGCCTCTTGATTGGAAGTCAAGTGCTCTACCACTGAGCTAATCCCGCTCAAAACATACTAGGAGCCGGGCGGTGGAGTTGAACCACGGAGCTCTGTCCCCTATTGGACTCTGCCCGGCTTTACTACTAAGGCGTCAGCTCAACGCCTGAAATCTTGGAGCGGATAACGGGGTTCGAACCCGTGACCTTCTGATTGGCAACCAGATGCTCTACCAACTGAGCTACATCCGCAGTGAGGGACATTTCTATCCCTCTCCATGGGTTTTTACACCGTCGAAAAGGCCAGCATGGTCTGGAACCCTTTTCCCATTCGTACGCTGGATTGGCTACCCGCGATATTGGCCGACCCTAGTCGACCCCCAATGCTCCCACTGGGGCCAGAACACACATACAGTCGAGCGCTCAACTGGACGATACACTGACGTGCTACGACGTCTTGGTGGACAGAGCTGGATTCGAACCAGCGCGCAATTAAGAACGGATTTACAGTCCGTCGGCTTCAGCCACTCACCCATCTGTCCTAAAACTTGGTATTCCGTATGGGGCTCGAACCCACCTACGCAGCGTGAAAGGCTGCTGACCTCACCCGAAGTCGAACGGAATATTGAAACAAAACTGCACTGTGTAAAGACGGAACCATGTCCGTTCTTCGGGAGGAGTAAAGGCTCGCGGCCCCGATTAAACACACTTTCCTCTACTAGCCAAGCAAAACTGGTGCGTAGGGATGGATTCGAACCATCGCGCTTTTTGAGAACGGATTTACAGTCCGTCGCCTTCAACCACTCGGCCACCCACGCATGTACTTCTTGAAACTTGGTGTATAAGGTAGGATTCGAACCTACGCGCCCCCTTTCGGTGAGTTCTGATTTACAGTCAGACGGCTTCAACCACTCGCACCACTCATACATGATCTTACGCTTTTTGTCACACAGCCAACCAACAAAAAGTCCTACATCCTAAAATTTAATCTTTCTACCAACAATCCATCCATTACGGATATATATCTCTAGTTCTTCTTTTTGTATCTTTTTCGAACAGTTAATATCAAAATTGGTAACCCAGCAAGTACCATATTGACTATTGTTGGTACCTAGTCCATATTCATTCTTTGCCTCACGCATTTTACGTTTACTTTCTTCAGTATGCGTTTTGCCTAAAAATGTATTCTGTCCTGCTTTACCATCTTTGTGCATTTGTTTAAATCTAATAGCAGCAGCCATTTTAATCAAATTCAATTTTTCAGGATCGTTTTTGATATTTGCCCAGTTACTCGCACTACCAATCTTACCACCTAATGCCGAGCTTGCCTTATGTTTAATATTATCATTAATGATATGATCAAACCCACCCAAACCACCAAGTTTAAGATTCATACACATCGGATCAGTTAGCGTTTCCGCACATACTAACTCCGCTTCGCGCTCCCTCAACCATTCTCTGGTGAAGTAATGCTCTAATATCTCACATACATGATTTTCGATTCCATACTTTCGCATGGAATAACCAAGTCGCTTACCTGACCCCATATAACCATCTTGCAGGTCATCCGTGCTGTGCATACCCAGGTAGTATTTCCCCGTAACCACACACGTGGTTCGATATATGTAATGATACTTTCTTCTATTTGCCCGCTGCATAATCAACCCTCAAAGTTGATATTTAGCGTGCATTTGTGTCACTGGCGTTTCGTACGGGATTCGAACCCGTGTACTCAGCGTGAAAGGCTGATGTCCTAGGCCAGCTAGACGAACGAAACATGGTACTACCTTACTACAAAAAACTTGGTGTTTCCAACAGGAATCGAACCTGTGTAGCCTATGGAGTCCGGCCCCACAACGCCGTCCTAAACCACTAGACGATAGAAACAAAAACTTGGTGCGTCTACAAAGTATCGAACTTTGCGGGGCTTATAGCCAACCGGGTTACAGCCGGTGCTCTCTCCTTAGGAGTCTATAAACGCATGTACTACTAAAACTTGGCGGCGAGTGTGGGATTCGAACCCACGAAGCGATTTTTGATCACTTGCTTTCTTAGCAGGAAAGTGCCTTCGACCAACTCGGCCAACTCACCAAATCTGGAGGAGAATAACTGAATCGAACAGTCACCGGGGGTTGGCCCCAGTGGGACGGTTTTCAAGACCGCTTGCGTCACCATCTGCCCTACTCTCCAAAACGTTAAACCCTCAAGTGAAGATGTAATGTTTTGGTATCCAGTACGAGACTCAAACTCGCGTCCAAGGGTTGAAAGCCCAAGTGTCCTAGTCGCTAGACGAACTGGATATAGTGAATTAAATTGTTAAAGAACTAACCAAGCATGAAAAAACCCTCCGGAACTTTCGTTGCGGAGGGTTGGTATAAAACGTTCGTTGTGACGCTTTACACTTTCCCTCCCATGCTACCCTCTTCGGATTCATAGCCGTACGATACCGAGCTTGAACTCGATCCGTAGTAGCAATATGAATAAGAAGTAGCGAACATGATTAGGTTTCCTTAAAATTTAGCGTCTGCAACAAGGATAAAATCATTCACCCATTATTGCAAGACAATTATGACGCAAGGTTGCGTCGTTTAATCTATTTAGTAAAATGACGCAATTTCGTGGAACAAACTGTCCTACTTGTTGCGTTGCGTTACTGCATGTATCGTATATTACAGGCCTGAATGTGGCAAGTCAATAACTATTTTGAATCTTTTGAAATCTTTTTGCCACATCACTTGCCTAATATAAGAAGGTCTGGTTAACGATATTTGTCGTCGTCCCTGGCTGGCAATACAAGCATCCCCAGAGAGAACTCGTGTGCAGGATGGTTGACGAACCCGCTCTTTACCTCGTCCACGTTTACTATAATGCGACCATCCGTGACAGACAGTGTTGCATCATAACGCGCCAGCAGTGTCTTCAATTCGTCGCGTATTGCACTTTCAATTTGAGCAACAGTATTCATATTCATCTTTTCGGCGAATTATTCGGTTTGGGTCAACGCATCGTCAAGGAACCATACCACGCCATCCTTGTACGTCCACATATCCCAGGTGCCGTTCTCATCAACTATGCGTTGAGTCTTGATTGGACGACCCCAAACAGTATCGTGCCAAACCTGATAGCGCGTCATGCCCCATTCAGGTTTGATCTTGCGCGGTTTGGTTTTGGGCTTCCTGGCTGGTTGTTCGCCCATGGGCTTTACTGGGGGAAATTTTGCCAAGGCTTTGTCAAGCTCTGATGGCGGAGCCTTGGACATTTCAGGTTCAACGACCTGCCAGGGCTTGTCTTGGGCGCTTGCCACAGACGCCCATAGCAGCATTATCGCGAGGTACTTCATATTGGGTGCCGTTATTTTGCGAGGAAGGCAGCTTTCTTCATCATGGACACTGGCGAATCTGAACCATTGTACCAGATGCAGGTGTATGGCTTGATACTGTCTGGGTCTATGTCGATCCCTTCGGCCTTCGCGAGGGCGATGAACTCTTGCCGATCAGCTTCTGGTAAGCCGCCAACAACTAGCAGGTCACCGTTGAATTCACGTTCGGAATACTTCAGGCGAAGGTTGATGTCGGAGATCAGCAGCGTCCCTTCATCATTGATTTCCAGGATGGACTTGTCGTCATACCGCTTTTCGGACAGTTCTTCCATCAGTTTACGGCTAGCAGGAGTAACCAGCACAGCGATGTGGCCGGTCGAGATCATAGTGGTACTCATGTATATCCCCTAAAGTAAAAAACCAGACCACGAGGGTCTGGTTTGGATGATTACGTCACGTTTTACTTGCCGCCGCTTGCACGCTTGATTGCAGCAACAGCCGCAGGGTGAGCTTGCCACTGGATGCGGTTGATGTCGAGCGGGTCAACGTCTTTCCACTTGGCGTGGCCGGTCTTGCGCAGGACGTCGATGTTCTTCGTGATGCAGGTCACGAGGTCGCCGATCTCTTGCTGGTACTGGTTTTTATAAGCGTAAGTCGCCAGGAACGAATCCACTTTGTAGGTGGTCACCGACTTTTTCTGGAACGGATACGAACCACTCGAGATCATGGTGCGGGTGTACATCTTGAAGCTGTCCAGCTTAGGATGCGTGACCGAGATCAGGCGAACGCCTTTCGGCAGCTTGGCCAGCATGTCGACCGGGTAGCCAGCGACGACCCATTCAGCATCGGCTTTGCCGGTCAGCACCGCATTCAGGCCTTCCTTCTGCGACGCCACCTGCCCGTTCCAGGTCATGCCGGTCAGGCTCTTGATCACTTGCACGGAGACCCAGGTACCGGAGCCTTCTGGGCCTTCGACGACGCGACGCCCTTGCAGATCGGCCAGGGTGTTGTATGGCGAATCTTCACGCACGATCAGGTGCATGTCGGCCGAGAAGAACGGGAAGATCATCACGATGCGATCCATCATCTTCGGGTCGATGCCCTGCTGGTAGACGGCCGCGTCAGCGGTCACCATGCCGTACTGGGTGTTCTTGTCGTTGTAGATCTTGAAGATGTTGTCCAGGAAGCCCTCGGATTCCACGTTGTGGATCTGGGTCTTTGGCGTCGAGCAGACGCGCACGATGTCTTCACCCATCGGGTAGTTGGTGCCAGTCGGCGCACCGGATGCGATACCGATATCGCCAGCTTGGGCGGCACCGCCAATCGACGGGGCCAGCATTGCCATCAGAATGATTTTCTTCACGTTAGTTCCCTTAATGGTTAAGTCAACACCGGCCTGGGCCGGCGCCGATGATTTACTTGCCAGCTTTCAGGACGGCGTCCAGGCCGCGATCGGCGGAAGTGGTTGGCTTTTTGGGAGTTGGGGTCGGTGCGGGGGCGGGTTCATCTCGGGCGACGTCTTGTCCCGAGGTATCAACCGGCGGTGGAGTGGTCGCCACTTCCTGCGGAGCGGTTTGTTCAGCGGCGGGGGTTGCTTTCGGCATTTGTTTATATGTGTAGATGCCACCACCCACGATTGCGATCACGGCCACGAGACCAATGAACTTTTTGAATCCGGCTGTCAGTGCCATTTGTAAGTCTCCGTTCAGTTAAGATGCACAATTATAACAAGTGATTTTCATTTATGCAACAAAATTCATTTGTTGTAATGGCGCAACCAACCTTTTATCTGGTTAGGGTACGCCAAAGTGATTTAAGCCATTTCCCCACATATTGGGCCAAAAATGCTCTTGGGAAATGTATCACTTTGTTGTTCATATTGGCCTCATAAATGTACCAAGGAAGTTCTTCTTGAAGAAGTCAGCATGCACATCAGCAAACTGCTTAATGCCAAGCTTCAAGAATGTCATGGCATCTTCTTTGTCATGCTCAGGGGTGAATTCCAAAGCAAGCTCCGCCGCACGAACCGCCATAGCGTAGTGCTCTTGTTCAACGGCGTCACCTTCACCGCTATGGGCAGTAATCCAAGCATAACCGGGATGGACACGACCCATAAACTCAATACGAGCATGGCGCAGTTTATCACGCAATTCTGGCACATGCTTGGCGAGCAACTGGTCAATGATCGTAAACTCACGATCAGCTAACCATTCAGAACCAATATGATAGCCAATACCAGCATACACGTTGAATCTGTTGTGTGAGTCCTTGAAGTCGCCCAGGTAATGCGTGGGCGTCTCACGGTTCATGTTGATCAGCCAGTTTGGTTCATTCAACAAAATGTTGTACGAGCCAGCTTCCTGGTTGGGCAACAGTGCATCCGTTAGTGCAATCATGAATGCCTGTGCGAGGGCGCGATGAGAGGCGCGCCCACCACGATTGCAGTCATGATATTCTTCCCGGGCAGCATCAAACACGAACGACGCGATATGACTGCTACGGTCAGCCACAGACGCATACTTGGCGCTAGGGTCCATAAACATGGATCGCGCATTGGTGATCTTGGCGGTAAGACCAGTCACACCTGCGGCAAAGTAGCCATTCCATGACGTGTAGGCACCAAAGAACTTGAGCAATGGCTTAGGGTCACCCGCAACAGCAACCGCCAACAGCTGATTGACTTTTTGTTCCACCAGCAGATTGTGATGATCAACATCGACCAGTATTGGCAACAATTCAGAAATAATTTTCATTTCGTATTCAGTGCCTGGGAGATCAGGTTAGTGGCTACTGGGTCATCACGGTACAGCAGACGCTGATCTTGATGAGTGGTGGTTTTGTCGTACAGCACACGAGCTGGTGTACCACCCAACACGATGATGCGATCGCCCAGTGCAACAGCTTCCGCGATATCGTGCGTGACCATGAAGATCAGGCATGGAAACTTGTTCCAGATATCAACCAGCAATTGCTGCATTTCGCGACGCAACACCGGGTCAAGCGCGCTGAATGGTTCATCCAGCAAGAGGACACGCGGCTTCGTTACCAGCCCACGCGCAAGCATAACACGTTGTTGCTGACCACCCGACAATTGCGATGGATACAGGGTCTCTTTGTCCGTCAGGCCAACTGCCGCAACAGCTTCATCGACGCGACGTTTGATCTCGTCGGGAGTCACCTGCGACTTCCACAACTTCAGCTGGAATGGAAAGGCGATGTTCTCGCGCACGGTCAGGTCAGGACGGCAAGCTGGGCGCTGGAAGACAGTAACGACATCATCTTCCTGATCCGTCACTTCCTTACCATCAAACAGCACCCGCCCGTGAGTTGGCGACTTGATATTTTGTGGACGCACTCCACCCAACATGCGCAGCACGGTTGACTTGCCGCAGCCACTTTTACCCATCAACATGTTGATGGATGGGCCTTGGAAACTCAAGGACAATGGATCCAGAATGCGATTGACGCTTTTGCCATCCGAGGTTGGATATTCCTGGACTACGTTCTCCAGGATCATGGTTGTTTGGGTCATTGCTTACCTTCCCAGTGATACACGCGACGTTTGATGTGAGTGAGCAGTGAATACGTGATCAATGCCAGGGCGATGATCGTAATCACGCCGACAAATACTTGATCCATTGCACTGAACCTACGCGCATTCTGGATCAACTGACCAAGGCCAGAGTCAGCATTCACGTATTCAGCAACCGTGATATAGGTCCAGAGGATCGATGTGCTGACGATCACGGCATCGAAGATACGCGGAGCCGCGATTGGTACTAAGCATTTGAATACGCATTCCGTGTGAGTGGCACCAAGGTCACGTGTGCCTTCCCAGTAGAAGTAAGGAACACTTACGATTGCGTCGCGCACGAGTGGGATGATGTACACTATGGCGCTGGTGACCAGGAATGCGACCTTCATTTGCTCGCCGATACCCAACCACATCACGAACAGTGGTAGCAGTGCTACCACTGGCGCTGACCTGAATGGATCAATGAGGGGTGACAGAAAAGCATTTGCTTTTGGGCTCGAACCCATCAGGATGCCAACTGGAATACCGATCACAACCACGAAGAACGCGGCCATGAGAATTCGGGAGATACTTGCCAGCGTACTTGACAGCAACATGCTGTTGCCGTTGTCCCAAGCCAGGTAAGTGAAAGCGTGGAATACCGCGACTGGGCTTGGAAGCTTGTTGGAACTGATGAGATCGAAGCCAGTCAGCGTGGACCAGATCAACAGCAGGACAATGAAGGCACTCACCATCAACGTGTTTTTCTGACTGCTGGTGAGTGGGTGATGGGGATTGAAGAAGTCCATAGTGTCTCTCGAAAATGGGGAGGACCAGCCTCCCCGACAACTTAGTGAGCAGCCAGGATACCCACGCGAGTAGCGCGGTTCATAGCCTTGCATTCATCCTCACTTACGCCTTCAGCACCCGCATTGGAGCAGATCGGGTGATCCGAACCATTGCCAACAATTTTCAGGCGTTTCGGGTTGACTTCCCACTGGCTTACCAGATAGTCAGCAACCACTTTTGCACGTTTCTGGCTCAGCGGCTTGTTGACGTCCGCGGAACCCGTACTGTCAGTGTTACCCGACAGCTCAACATATGCCGATCCGTTGTTCTCGATGAACGGAACCATCTGCGTATCGATCGCTTGCTTGGACTTCTGGGACAGTTCAGCGGAACCAGTGTTGAAGTTGATCATCACTGGTTTGGTCACCGCTGCGGTAGTTGCCGCATTACGGCCAGCGTCGGTGAACACCACCTTGTCTTGTGCGGCCGACTGTTGTGCGGACTTGTCGTTAGCCAGCAGTTCTTTGATGAACGAATAGTCAACGCTTTGCGATGGATCGATCACTGGCGAGTTAGGGTTAGCCAACGCACCGGCGGCACGGTAGATCACGTCGAATTGCTTGTAGACGCGCTCGTAGTGGTTGGTGCCACCCACTATGCCAAAGATACGCGCATTGTCATCCAGACCGGTCCATACCAGGTTGCCGAACAGACCTTTGATGAATGCCGGACCTTGCTGTTGATTCAGCAGCTCGAACATTTTCTCGGATTTCACCAGTGCCTGTACAGCGCTGTCTGGGTTTGCCTTGGCAGCAGTCACACCTTGCATCCAGCCATCCACGAATTTCTTCACGGCTGCACGGCCTTTCTCGTTATCGAGGACACGCTTGTCGCACACCATAACGTCGTAGATCAGGTTGGTTGCCGACTTGGTGCTGTAGACAACGTGACCGCCGTTCTTCAGTGCCAGCGACAGATCTGGGTCCCACAGCACGGCCGCATCGACCTTGCCGGATTCATACGCGGCGCGCACGCCGCTGGTACCTTCGTCAGCGTTGATGTAGCTGTACTTGATCGATGCTTTCTTCTTGCCGCTCAACGAGCTGTTTTCAATTGCATCGATGGTCATACCGTGCGACGGGGTGAACTGCAACAGCGCGATAGTTTTACCCGCGAGGTCTTCCACGGTGCGGATGCTTGGATCCTTGGTGATGATCGCATCCGCGCCCTGGGTATTGTCAACGGCCATTACGACGCGAGCATCGTGCTTGGCGTTACGCAGGTTAGGCTGTTCCTGGGCCCAGGAGTCCGAAGTGCGCCACGCACATTGCGCGGTGCCGGCCTCGAAGATAGTTGCCAGGGTTGGGATGTCGTCCTGGATTTTCAGGCTCAGGTTCAAGCCCAGCTTGCTGTAGATCGAACCGCTCTGCGTGGTCAGGCTGTTGCCGTTTGCCACCAGTGCAGGTGCGTAGCCGTGGAAGCTCACAATGCTAACTGCCAGATTGTCGCCGCTTGCATTGACCGAGGCGCCATCACGGCCGGACGATACGGAAGAACCGGAGCTACCGGACGACGAGAACGATGCGGCCGAAGCCGAGTTCTTGTTGCCAATATAGCCTTTCTGGTAGGCGAAGATGCCGCCGCCCACGACCGCAGTCACAGCGATCAGGGCAACGAATTTTTTGAAACCAGCGGTAAGTGCCATGTTTTTTACTCCTTGTTGATTTTACGCACTGCGGCGTAATCGATGCGGCCAACCGGCGAGATGATGCTCTGCTGGATGACCGGGCTCGGATTGTTTTCCAGGACGCGCGATTCAACAACGCCGAATGTGCGTGCGTTCAAGGCTTCGATTTGGCGCATGCCGTCTTCAGCGTGCATTGCTTTTTGCAGATCCACGTTGTCGATGAACGGTTGAGCGTCGCTCATGAACGAACCGATTTCACCCAGCTTCTGGCCGTAGTCTTCTGCCAGGAATGCCAGCGTTTCGTTTTGCAGGTCGTCCATATCGCCAGTACCCTTCAGGGCTTGGCGTACAGCAACCCAGGCGCCGTGTGCAGCGTTGGTGGCCTTGTATTCGCGTTCGACGACGTTTATCTCGAAGTCGATGTTTTCGCGGATGTAGGTCACCGTCGAATGTGCTTCGGTGAGCTTGTCGTAGAACATCTGCGTATTGTCGCGGGCCTTGGTCAAACGCTTGATCGAGTCGCCGAGACGGCCGAACTTGCTGGCGGCGATGTTGGCCTTTTGCTTGGCATCGCGCTTCAGTTGTTCAGTCGCCAGGTCACGTTCCGGGGATTGCCAGTAGTTGACCTCGTTCATCAGTTTTTGCTGATCTTCCAGAGCACTTTCCAGAGCATTCTGGACTTGCTGAACTTGACCAGCAACCACTTTACGTGACTTGTCAATTTCCTGGATACGTTCCCAGGCTTGCTTGCCAATTTCACGCAAGACGCCGATCGGGTCGTAGGAGATGATGCTGTACGTCAGCGCACGCATCATCAGCTTGTAGACCAGCCACATGCGATTGCGCAGAGTGCCGTCGATGATGGTCACGTAGACGAGGCCGACCGTCAGCAGACCGAACAGCGTCGCGTAGAACGTGTTTTCCAGCAGGTTGGCGATGTACGGCATCAGCTTGTATGCGCCCCAGCCCACAAAGCCGAGTGCAGCCATACCGAAGACCATGCCGGTCGTGCCTTCTTTGGTGTCCCAGAAGGATTTGGTTTTTTTCACAGTGGTAGTTGCCGGTACGTTAGACATTTGCGACTCCCAGGAATTGAGTCAGCTTGCTGGTCAGCCCCATGTAACGATTGGCGATGGTTTTCAGCACGGACTCGAAGTCGATCTTGGCCTTGCTCAGTTCAGCTTCGCGTTGAACTTTGTCCTGCATGAGCTGGTTTTTTTGCTCACTCAGGGCGCCGAGCTTTTTGGTCACTTCCAGGATTTCTGCGTCGGTCGCTTCGATCTGGGCTTGGACCATATCGATGTTGGCTTGGGACGGCTGGATGAAGTTGGTCTGGAAATTCACGTCTTCAGCTTCGACGACGATTTTCCAGGATTCCAGCGAAGGTTGCACTTCGGCGAAGGTCAGCTTAGTGGTGGCCGCCGCCACGTTGTAGCGGGTGCGTTCATCCGGGATGTGCTGTTGGACGGATACGATCGCGTCGTTGAAGGTGCGGTACGCCAGGTAAACGGGATTGCTTTCGATCGCTTGTACGATCTGACCTTCCACGCTGTTGGTGTCCAATACACTTGGTACTTCAGTTGCAACCGGCGCTGCCGAAGGGTAGCTGGACAGCACTGCACTCGGAACCGCGGTCTGCATTACTGGAGCCGGGGTTGCGGGTGCAGCAGGTGCCGCTTCCGTTGGAGCTGCTGGCTTCTCGGCTTCTACAATGCCGAGCTTTTGCCAAATGGATGACATGGTTTCTCCTAAGAGGTATACATTGCGGTCCTGTCTCCACCATTGAAGACAACCTACAATGCAGCGCGATTGTATAGCCATTATTGCCACTCATCAAGCAATATTGTTGTTTTTCTTGCTCATTTGGCGGAGACTGATGAATCACACACGAATGCCAAAGTTCCTTTATGGCTACGAATCTATCTAGATAAATTTTACTATGGTAGTTTCGTGCTATAATGCAATGAACAAGGAGTATACTGATGATTACAGAAGATGAAAACAATAAAGCCCATAAAGCCGCTCAAGCTATTTCGGGCTTCTGGGGCGCAGCAGGTGCAGGCTCTATTTTCTTCGCACGGAAGACCAAACGCTTCCTGCTAGCTTTCCGTTCCAAAGACTGCAAGGAACCGCATACGTGGGCTGTTTGGGGTGGTGCAATCGATATTGGTGAAACACCAGAACAAGCGGTAATGCGCGAGAAATGGGAAGAAGCTGGTTACGAAGGTGATGTGATCCTGCTGCTCATCTACATCTTCACAGCACCAGGATTCACTTACCACAATTTCGTCTCGATCATCGACGATGAATTTGAACCAACTCTGAACTGGGAAAATGAAACATCAGGTTGGTTCGCATTGGATGAATTTCCGGAACCTCTGCACTTTGGTCTTCAGGCCGTATTGAATGACCCAGAAGCACTAGCCAAGCTTGAAGCCTTGGTGGAATGAAAAAAGCCCGGATGTCCGGGCTTTTTTATGGCATCTTGTCCAGCAAATAGTCATTCCATCGTAGACGGAAAAATGCCGCCGCACTTTCATCCTTGATGGTGATCATGAATACTCGTCCAAATGCAGCATGGGTCTGGTCGTAAATGCGTTCAGCATAATACTTGAAGCCAACACGATTATATTCATGAACATCCATTGACACCAACCAAGTAGTGAAGTCATCCCATGAATTATCACGGTCTTGCATTATAAAATCAGCCATCAATACTCCAATATTATCTTATCCCCAAAGTTCAACTTGAACATGACCACTTGCTCATCACTGGTAAGCACCACTGGGATACTCTTTATATCATCCAAATGCTTGCTGAAATACCATTCGATTGTAGCATCTAATGAGTGACCTGCTATGCTCCAATCATGGTCATTCAGAAATGCTGGATCATCGGCATCATTCGTGATAGGATAGTTGGTAGACAACCACTCGTAAATTTCACGAGCAACTATCCCTTTCATCACGAATGTGCGCATCATGGGAAAGCAGTGTCGATGATCTTCGACAAAAGATCACCAGCCAGACCAGTCAAGGTCTTGTCGGCATAGTAGATGTGATCATCAGCACGCTTATTCACTGATACCACGGTTGCTCCTGGCATCGCGTTGTTGTAGACCAAACTAGCAACAGGCTGAACAACTCCAGATGTACCAATCATGAAGATCAAGTCAGAAGCACGAATGTCATTCTGCGAATCAGTGATGATCTTGGCATCCAGCATCTCACCAAACCATACAACATTCGGGCGAGCAATCGAAGCGCATTTCGGGCAACCTGGTACCTGGGTGGTATGCGAAACGGTTTCATTACCGAGACCAGTCCAGTCGCATGGCCCTTGATCCTGGAAGCAACGAGCTCCGATCATATCGCCGTGGAAGTGCGTGACTGCACTTCCAGCTCGTTCATGCAGGTCATCAATATTTTGGGTATAGAGATGAACCGGTTTGTGTTGTGCCAGTTTAGCCAAGGCCAAGTGAGCCTTGTTGGGCTGAGCGGCACAGATGTCGCCCATACGGTCACCATACCAATCCCAGACAAGTTTCGGGTCTTCCTTAAAGCCGTTCATACTCGACAGCTTGGCAGGGTCAAAACGATCCCACAGCGCATCAGTGGTGTGATCGCGGAAGGTCATAATGCCCGACTCTGCTGAGATACCAGCACCGGTCAGGATGGTGATACGCTTGCTATTTTGGATGAGAGCGACTGCCTCGGTAGTAGTCAACTCCAGACCTTCATAGCCGAATGTTTTCAATTGATCCATAAATCCTCTTATTTTTATTATTAGTCCAGATCTTCGTCTGTAATTGGTTTCTGCCGCTGTTGTGTTTCTGTACCACGACGTTCATTGAAGTCATCGCTGTATGCCTTGACCTTCTTACCTGAAGGATTACGGCTGTCGCGTTTGCGTAGGTTTTGCGGATGTGTGACATTACCCACCCATTCTTCCGGAATTTCAACCAAAACACCGCGACGCATACGATAAAACTTCCCATCAACTTCAATGCGCTTACCAGCCTTGGGCATTACCTCAGGCGTCGTCTTACTCAACGCCTTCATGGCTTTATCAGTCTGCTTCATGGCGGATTTCATCCACAATTGATTGTGCTTGTTCGTCAGTTAAGTCGAATGGCAACATTGCCTGACGAATGACCAGATGCTGGGTATATTCGCTGTAATGAATGAACAGTTCGTCAGCTTTGAACTTAGCGACCACAAACTTCCATTCATCCCGAGTAGTGTCAACCTTCAGCCACTCAACCCAGGCGTTGACCTTAGAGGTGCCGTTATGCTGATAATCATATGCAATCAAGGCAGCGAGCACTTGACGATATATTGCATCCAGGTTAGGGCTATCATTAAGTTCAGTATCGTTGGTTAGACCAAACTTGGCGGCTTGACACAGACGTTGAATTACAATCAGGTCTTTATGCTCGAGGTGCAGGAATGAATTATGGATCGTCATGAACTAGGAAGTAAAAATCAATACCAGGATGGTAACACGGTAACCTGAAAAGAATGAAAATATTTTCACAGATACGCTTGACTTTCACCTACCGTTTTGTAAAAGAAAGGTATAACAACAGGAGAACAGGAAATGAAAACGAATCTAAAAATCAACCTTCACATCAACGGTAACGACTTAAAGGCAATTATCAAATTCATCTTGGTGGCACTTGCTAGCTATCACCTAGGTAGCACTCAGGCAGTCACCACCAGTCAGCCAAGCGTCGAGAAGAAAGTAGTTGAGACCACACAGCAACCACACGCAAAAACGCCTCAACGCTCTAGGAACGTCAAGGCGCCATGTAAGTGATTATTTGATGAAGTAACCATAGACTGCTCTGGTACCATCTCGCGAGCAGTCATATATGTCATGAACCGTGCCATCAATAACGGTAGCGACGTGCTTGCTCAGGCGTGCGATAATACGCCCCTTGGGTAACTCGTCGGCCTTGAGGTGAACCTTGCAACCAGTGCCTATGCCCATACACGGCACCCAACGCCAACCCAGCGACTTCAGGTATGCCTCATAGACATCGCGATAGATACCTGTGCGCGCAGTTGAGCGTCGACATTTCATCTCTTTCGCGAGTTTGTTCAGATCGTCATATGCCTCACGGTATGATTTCTCTGTGGCAATTGCGATCGCACGAGTCACACAATCACCAGCCACACCTTTAAAACCTGATTGGGCACGACCGCCATCATTATATTGCCAACTCATTTGTGCTCCCTAGTAATCTTCTGGAACGAAACGTATGCCCTCGGTGGTGAATAACAGACCTTTCATCTTGGTACCAGCTTTCCATGTATGGTCCACCAGGTAAACGTCCGTGGTGTCCGCGACTTTAATGGAGTCACCCTTGGAACTTGGAAGGCCACGACCTCGCCAGATTATCAACACGTCCAGGAATGCTGCCACGGTAGACGGGTCTTTCTGGTCGAAGACGGTGGTGCCTTGCACGAATGCTAGACCAGTTTCAGTGCCCAGATAACGATGACCATGAACCGGACAGTTCAGGATTGGTGTGTCACGCGGGAAGTGCTCAAGCATGAGCAGAAGTTCGAGGATGGTCATTGTGCGTCCTTTCAGAATTTCAGAGCAGCAACGAGGGCCGTGAATGCCTCGAGGGAAACCATCTCACCGTCCACCAGAGGTTTGCTCATTTGGGGCTTAGTCAACCACTCGTATTCTAAGTCGAAATTGCCAGTCGACATGTGGGTGCGCGACTGTTGGGTGTAATAGTTGGTCATGGTCAGCTCGTAAGTCTCGACCGTGTACCACTTGAGACCATGCAGCGTTTTTTCTGGGTATGGCTCGATGATCACCTTGGTTTTGGCGTCTGCATTGAGAAACTCCAGCATCAGTGGAGAAATGCGAATCGTGGTGGTAGTCGTCATGGCTTGCTCCCTCTAAAGTTCATATTGTATATTCAAATGAACAAAAGGTCAAACCATATAGTCAAAAAGATGGCCCCAACAAGTGAGGCCATAGGCTTTAATGAAATTCTTTGGTGCCCTCTGCCGGGATCGAACTGGCGACATCATGATTACAAATCAAGCGCTCTTCCAACTGAGCTAAGAGGGCAAACTGGCGACACACGCGACTGGCTAACGAACTTCTTTTCCAGCTCCCCCGTGCATCTACAACAGAGCCTAGTCTATAGTGCCTAGTGCCTGCTGTCAATATTATTTAGGAACTTTTTTAGATATCGAGCGCACGAAGCTTTTCTTTGCGGGTCGATCCAGACTTGGCTGGCAATTTGTCTGCTTGGCGCAGACGATGGAACCGTTTACTGCTTGGTGCGTCGAAGTCGTCGTAAAAATCTTTCTCTGCCAGGGTAAACCACGAATAGATGCCAATCTGGTTGAGGCCGCGACGCATGAAACGCATCCAGATTTGCATGTTTTCATCACGGGCGATCATGTTCCGAAGATCAGCATTGGCTTGCAACATCTTGGCGTTCACGGCATCGGTTTGCGTTTCCTTATCCCACAGAAACTCAATTGCCTCGATGACACTGAGGGGCTTGCTGCGCGTAAAGATCTGGCAGCGGGCCTCTTCAGTATTATCGGGATTTTGATCAATGTACCAATCCAGAGTGGTCTTGATACTTGCCAGCATCTTCCTGATGCTCTTCAGCTCTTTAATGGGCTCAACACCCGGCAGACCAAACAACGCACATGCGTTTACCTGAAACAACACGTAATCAGTATGGTTGGGGTCATCGATAACTTTTGGGTCCAGCTCTTGCAGGAAACGACGACTGCTGTTGATCGGACGTTCAGCGAACCATATATTCGCCAGACTGAACATATAGTTGCTCAGCTGACGGCGATGTTCCAGCAAATCATCCTTGCGAGCAACAATAGTCTCACGCTCGTAATAGACTTTGGGATGGTACCATTTCAGCAGACCACCTTCATGGATATTTTTGATGATTTCCCAGGGCGACGAAGGATACAAACTGATTTCCATGATATGCTCCGAATGAATAATGCCATATGGTATTATGAAACGCCAAATGAGTCAAGCTTATAGTTTTTTGATGTCTACCAAAAACGTTGGGCCATCAGGTTTCTCAGGGCTTCTAATAAATTTACCCGCCTCGCTATACATCGCAATCGCTCCTGGGATCGCATAATGGGTTTCGACGGCCCGAGTTGGGCGAATTGGTGTATTGAACGCAACTTCTTCAATTTGCCAGTCATCACTATTCCAGTCATCCACCATCAGTTTTTGGACTACTGCCAACTTGATTGCCTCATCAAGTGTTGGTGCAATACCACGAACATGAGGGTGCTGCTCTTCGCTAGTTCCACCATCAAGCACAACAGCATCCGAAATGTTCCATTCGATCAATACAAATACATTATCCATAATCTCTCCTTCATGACAGTATGGCACCAATAGTTGAAAGATTAAAATAACACGACATAACCAAATGAAAATATGATTAAATAGATGAACGGCAACATAGACGTTGCCGCCTTTTATGGAAGAGAACTATGTCAACTCTTAGAGGACGAACTCCCCAAGATACATTTGGTGGACTATTACGTGTAGAGGCTGGTGGTTTGATTTCTACCCTGCAACCGATTGAAGATGGTTTCGGGCAGGTATCACCATTAAAGCTTTCCATGCAAGCATTTGCGATCCATAATCTCACATTCCCATCAACCGGCGCCACTCCAGGTAAATTTCTGGCAGTAGGTCAAGATGGCACATCGATGGTATGGGTTGATGCGAGCGGCGAACCTTCAACTCCAACAGCCAAGGGTACGATTCGGGTATCTGACGGTTCATCAAACGTTGACCTTGATATCGGGACTAATGGGCAAGTGCTTATGGCCGATAGCACCAAACCAACTGGTGTTAAATGGGCAACAATTCCAAGTAGTGGCGGTAGTTCAGATGCCATTCCTGACTCAACTAGTTTTCAATACAACGACGAAAATAAGATCAGCATCATGACTGAAAATATTGGCGCCGATCAACGAGTGACAAACTATGATTATAATTCAGATGGCACCATTCACACCATCTCGATTGCCTATCAGGGTGTTACACGTCTTGAAACCTACACCTATGTCGATGGGCAAGTTAGCACCATGACTTCAACATATATCTAAGGAGACCATTATGGCATTTGATCCAATTACATTCTCAGAAGTCCTTAACAATAAGGCACCAATTGGCTCCATCGTTCGAGTCATTAACTCGTTCGAGAATCCAAAATACATCGCATCTGGCGCGAAGTTTGACTCAACTGACTACCCTGTTCTGGGTGACCAAATTCCTGGCGGCTTCCAGGGCGACTATGTGCATGAGGTTCCATTCCCATCGGTTCTCCGTCGCAGCGCAATCGTGACTACTGCGAATCAAACCAATGTGATTATCGCAAACTGGACAATCGGTTCTAACGTTTATCTGTTGTTCAAAAACGGTTCGCTGTGGAAGTCTAACTCGTTGACGTTGTCTGATGGCATCGCCTATGTGAAAACATTCGTCGCCGCTGATTTCAATGGCATCGCACCAACAGCAATGGTCCAAAACATCAACGGTCGAGTATCTCAAAATGGTATGAATCTCTACTTGTCAGCACCAGGTAATCACCTGCGTATTGACCTGAACGATCCTACTCTGACTACCCAGACTCCAATCACTATGCCATCAGCGGCCGCCGCATACTTCTTCACTGAAGGTGGTGGTAATATTCTGGCTAATACCGGCACACCAGCAACCACCGGTGGTGTTGTGTTTTCAAGTGACAATGGCGGCTCATGGGCAAATGCCCCAACATTGTCGGCTGCTTTCAACTACACCAATCCATTCACCTATGCGAATGGTACTTTCATGTCGTATGGTTCAGGTGCAACCAACAATATTATCCGCACAACCAATCTTGGTACATCTTGGACCATCAATACCGCATGTACTGTGGGTGTTGGCACGCTTGCTTATAACCCAGTCGTGAGTTTGTTCGTTGCTGCACCAACCACAGCAGGTAACATTTACACATCACCAGATGGTGCAGTCTGGACTTCACGCACGGTTGCAACACCAACTAGCGCAAGTGCAAGTCGAATCGCAATTGCGTCAAATGGTTCGATGGTAATTTACTGCACGGGCACGCCAGCGGTTATGACATCAACAAATGGCACAACTTGGGTTGTTCGATCAGCCTTGGCTCCATTTGGTAATGCAACCAATCCAGCAGCAAATCAACAATATGGTGGGGTCACTGATGTATTCTCAGTAGGTGGCACTCTGCATATGGTGACCGCTCCAGTTGGCACAACCTTTATTTGCGGTAGCACTGATAGCGGTACGACTTGGACTGTATCTACTGAATTGACCAACATGACCAGCACCAACACATATAGCTATCCTATTGTAAATTACGATGGTAGTGTTGTGGTTCTGATGGACAATGTAACTATGGGTGCATCAACATCATTGTTGTCGGCTTGGACTGGTATCATCAGTTTTGATAGTGGTGCAACTTGGCAAAACATTTCCATCCCATCGGGCACTGATCTGGTGTGCTGGAAAGGTATGTTGATCACAAGTGATGGCAACTATGTGGCGTACGGCAATATCGGTAACGTGACTATGACAGGCCTTGCAAACACACAGAATGGATTCAGAACCGCAACTTCACCAGATGGTATCAACTGGACATATAGTGCAGCACCATCGATCACCTATGTGGCTCTGGCGGCTACTGCATTGGTTCAGTCTATGGTTGCATCCAAGACATCACCAAACGTCATCATTGCGACCACTGCTGGCGCATCCGGTCCAGTATCGTTTGACTACGGCAAAACATGGTCAACATATGCAACATCAGCTGGTGCCTTGGTTGGTGCATTCAAGGATAAGTTTTTGGTGCTCACCAATGCAGCGGTTCCACGTTATATGACCACAACCGGCAGTGCCGTTACTGCTCTGGTTAATGGCCAAATGACCATGCCAACAAGTGCCACAGTATCAAGCGTTGCAAGTGATGGTAATGTGGTGGTAATGACCTGGGCCAACAATACCTTGGTCAACTATTCGTATGACGGCGTTACATGGCAAGCAAGTGCATTGCCATCGCCAGTTGCCGGTCCAGGTGTTGCAATCATCAATGGCTGGGTGTTGATCCCAACTAATGGCGGCACGGTCTATCGTACTCAAGACTTTATCAACTGGGAATTGGCAAATGTTGGTGATGATGTCAAATATAGCACCATGGCCATTTCAAGTATCACATCGAGTGGTGACAATAACCAGGGCTACTACAATGGAGCGGTTGCTTCTTCAACGGCTGGTTATATCTTGCGTGCAGCCACAGAAGAAACGGTATTCCGTCGTGTCCCACTTATCAATTCGGACCTGCCGAATACCAAGTGGGTTGTCATTGCCAAGTAATTGAATTGGTAATAGAAAAGGGGAGCGGTTGCTCCCCTTTTTGTTTGGATGAATGATTAGTCCAAGTAATCAGGTTCTTCTTTATCTGGAACGAAGGTCAGATCATTATCTTTAGCCAACTGCTTGGCATACGTGGCTGCTTCTTTGTACGTTTCCCAGTCATTACGCGACGCCACCGCGTACTCCGACAGCTCATACGAGAGTGCATCAACAATCTCGACCACTGACAGTTTCGTGCGATCCCCGCAAGGATAAACGATATGATAACGACTACTCATCAGAAAATCTTCCCTGCTGACCAGGTATTGTAATACTCACACGAGGCCCGTGTGGGAAACCGTGCATCCATACGGATACCAGCTTGCTTCCAACGAAGGCGCGCAATGGGCAAACCATGCCCCAACTTGCTGTGAAGCATACCGAACAAGCGACCCAGTACTATTTCATTAAGTGGACGTTTTGCCCATTGATGATACGGCGTTACCCGTGGCATGAAATTACTCTGTGGCCCACCACGACGACGCGACCGCGCCGTTTGCTTGGGTTGAGGATTAAACTTATAGGTGTGCGTAACCATTAGTGCAATTTCACAAGAGGTGCGGTGCGTTTGATCAGGAAGCGGGCAAGTGCTAATATGCCAGTGCGGATCGTGCCCAAGATTGCACGGTGATGCAACAGGTGCAAGCTCACATACATGATGCGAGCAAACCAACCTTCGATGAACCAACGACCGGCCAGTGATCCCATCAGGTTACCCACTGAAGTGCTATGGCCGATCGAGACCAACGAACCGTAGTCCTTGTACTGGTAATCCTTCACGGATGCTGGGCGACCATTCGCAAAGGCCATGAAACGATCATACAGATAGTCGGCTTGCTGGTGAGCCGTTTGCGCACGCGGCGGGGCCATCTTGCCATCCTTGTCAGTAAACGACGCACAGTCACCCAAAGCATAGATGTGATATGCCTCGTCAACGCGCAGCTTGCCGTCAACGATCAGAGCACCACTGCGAGCAGTAGGCAAGCCCAACGTAGCCAGGAAGTCAGGAGCCTTGATACCAGCGGCCCAAACCGTGATGTCAGCCTTGTACGTCTGGCCCGTGGAATCAGTTACCAGCGTGGAAGTAATGTCAACCACACGACAGCCAGTTTTCACCGTAACATCGCGAAGTTTCAACAGCTTGTCAGCTGCTTCGCTGACGCGTTCAGGCAAAGGAGCCAGCACACGCGGCGAACCTTCCAGGATGGTGAGGCGGAGGGATTTCTTGGCATCCAGGTTGTGAACGCCGTATGCCGCGAATTCATTGCGAGCTTCGGACAGCTCAGCGGCCAGCTCAACACCCGTAGCGCCGCCGCCAATGATCACGATATCAACACCAGCATCTTCCGCGGTATCACGGCGCATAGGGCCGTTTGCGTAATGGAGATGACGCATCATCTTGTTCCTGAATGCTTCTGCGTCTTCCGGAGCATTCAATGCGATAGTATTGGTCGACGCACCTGGAACATTGAAGTAGTTGGATACACTGCCGACAGCAATGACCAGATCCGAGAATGCGATGACGCGTTCAGGGATCAACACGATCTCCTTGTCGGTCAACACTGCGTCGACTTGGATGGTTTTGTTGCCCTTGTTCAGAGCCGACATTGCACCATACACGAACGTGAAACCATTGTCATGCGCGAGCATCTGATACGATAGCCCTTCGGCATGAACGTCCAGGGTGCCTGCTGCAACTTCGTGCAAGGATGGCTTCCAGATATGGGTCAACCGGCTATCAACCAGTGTGACGCTATCGGGACCAAGTTTTCGGCCCAGTTTGCAAGCCAGTTCCAAGCCACCAGCACCGCCACCCACAATGACAATATTCTGTTTCATGTTCTTATTCTCTCAGTTCGTTTAACAAACACTAACACCTGGATCACCAGGCGTCAAATGTTCTTAGCAGCATGGCCGGGTACGTGGATAACGAGCCTCGCATGCCCGGTGGATCTTGCCACCAAACGGATAGGCCAAAACGCGGGCATAGATGACACCATGCTGAGCATCAGCACTAGTTTTCTTCAGGGTCAGCTCTTCGTTTTCAGCCGTGAGGCGGGTCAGCAACTTTGTGCAGTTGTCGACTTCGGTCTGGGCGTCCTTGTACTTACGGGCATCTTTTGGATCGGTTGCATTCAGGTCGGCAACCGCGCCAGTCATGCGGATTTGCGTGCGTGCGATCCAAGCTTCATTGCTGCGGATCTTGTCAGCAAGGCAAACACTTACACGATAGAGCTGCGCCATTGCAAGACCGTCCCAGTATAGACGGTCTACTTGCATGTGTTCTTCATTGGTCAAAATAGTCATGTCATCCTCCTTGATGCACCATTATAGGTTCATTGCTGAATGGCTTCAAGCGCCAATGCAGCAATTTTTGCATTCATGGCGATAATTTGTTGTTGGAGCGATGCACGACGTTGACTAAACTGCATATGACCTATAGGATCATCTTTCTCAGTCCTCCCGGCCAGAATCTTATTCACTTCGCTGAGGTCGGCTTGGAGCCAAACAAGCTCGGCCCGAAGCTCTCGCATCTGGATGTCGTGGGTGGTGTCCAGCTTACCGGGACCGCCTTCCGGGATGGGTACACCCAGGGTTCTAGCAAAGGCCAGAATTTCTTTTTGGGTGACTGAATAAACTATTTCGCCTGGGGTGGTGTATGCTGCTAGGTCATTGCGCATTTCTGCTTCAAGTGCGGTGACGATTTCTTGATCAGTAAGTGGTTTCATTTTCGATAGTGCAGTGGTAACAACGTAATGCCAACTTGTGCAGATAGTCGCTGTGGCCGACTGCGGTCTTCTCGATGCGCAATACATCAATCAACTTCACGTTGGGGCGATCAATCAATTCGACGAGATCCTCACACATGAGAACCACGTATTTGGGTACTTGATAGGTTGGGTCTGGTGCCATATAGTCAGGAATCGACTTGCGATTTCCAACATGTCGTTCAACCATGTTTGAAAATACAGCCATCTTGGCTTCATGTGGGCAAACAGGAATCAGTTCCCGTCGTTGTTTGAACATATCGGCAATAAGACGCAACATACTGATCCTTTCAAGGATGTACGGATTAGCCCACAAACGCATTCATGTTGATGGGACCAGCATCGACGACCACAACTTCATTTTCATCCAGGACAAACGGTGCCCCGTAGACCAGTACAGCTTCGCTGGGGTTCAGAATTTCACGAGCCAGTCGGCTTTCAATCTTTTCGCAGCTACACAACTTGATGTCAGCATACGGGAGAGCGTCACCGCTCCACATTTCAAACTTGGCGCCTGGGTTTAGGGCGGAAAATTTCATCATTGTCCTTGGTAACTTTTAGACAGCAATGGTACATTCATGTGAATATTTTGTCAAGGTGCTGGCCTGAGTGGTATGTTGGCGGCCAAGTATTTTTCCATTACATTGAACTGAACAGCGACTCGTTTGAATTCGCCAATAATTCCATTTTCCATCTTGGTCAAGCTTTGTTCAACACGAGCTTCAACTTGATCCCATGGAATGCTTTTCCCATTCGCGCACAGTTGCTTGATTTCATCACGATTGGCTATCCAACCAACTCGTGTTAAGAACAGATAACGACCGCGATTTGAAATTTGATGCTTCTGGTTCATTAGCATTACCCACTCATCCGGGATTTCGACGACGTCCGATCCTTTGAATGGGGCCCAAGACCAAAGACTGCTGTCTGGGAGGTTATCAAGTCCAAAATTGGCACTGAGCCATTCCTTGCGTACTTTCATGTGATCTCCTTATTTGTATTTTAGCATGGCAAATTGACGAAATCGTCACCAGTGCGACAACCAGTCAAAGAAAAAGCCTGGTGCGATACCAGGCTTGAATCAAGCTTGTGTCAGCTTAGGTGAAGTCGCTTGGGTTGTTGGTAACCCAGAACGCATCGCGAGTGAACACGAGATGATTACTCGGGTCATCATGGTAGAATTCATAGATGCTGGTAACGTAGTACAGTTGGCCACCCAGATCTGCCATGATATCGTTCCACAGCTCCCATTCGATTTCGTTTTCCAGGAAGGTCAACATGCCTTCATTGCCGTGCTCTGCCAAATCGAACGTGCCATCTTCACGTTGATGGAAGCTACGCATGTTCTCGGCAGTCATTGCCTCGCCAGGAGCAAACTTGTGCGGCGTCAACGAGTACAGGACACGATGTTCGCCGTTAATGGTAGCCAGGGTGATGCCGATACTTTCCACTTTGGTGTGGGCAACAATCTCCATCAACTTGGCATGATACAGCTTCGCTGTCATGTCGTTGAGAAACTGTTGGGTGGTGTGATGGTTATTCAGTTGTTCAACCAGTGCAGTCATGTAACTCTTTCAGATAAATGGGGCACTAGGCCCCATTGTTATGCGATCATTGAGCGGAAAATTTCTTCCGTAATGATACTGATATTTGCCTTTTTGCTGCCGTTCAATTTCTCAGCTTTCTCCAGCTTGCTACCCGCTTCTTCACCAGCCAGCAAGTAGTTGAGATCCTTGTTCACCGAGCCAGCGACCACACCGCCGTTTTCTTCGATGAGCTTATGGATCACGTCGCGCTTCACTGACAGCGTACCAGTGACCAGGAACGTTTGACCTTTCAGCTTCATCACGCTGGTGTCGACCTTGACCAGATCTTGAGGCTCCAGGATCTTAGCCAGCTTGCGCGCTTCCACGCCCGTTACTGGGTCGAACAGGTAGTCACTTATGCTGCTGGCGGTCGTTTTGCCGATGTCCGGGATCGCCATCAGTTCATTGTGTGCTGCGGCCAGCAACTTGTCAAACGAACCGAAGTGCTCAGCCAAGCGCTTGCTGGTGCCCTCGCCCGTATTGGGAATGCCCAGCGCGTAAATGAAGCGACGCAATTCTGGTTTCTTGATCGCATGCACGCCGTTCACCAGCAACTCCGCCGACGACTCACCAAAGCCTTCCAGGCCCAGCACGTCTTCTTTTTTCAGCGAGTACAGATCGCTTGGCATCTTGATCAGGTTGGCATCCAGCAGCGTCTGAATGGTCGAGTCGCCAATGCCGTCAATGTCCATGGCCTTGCGCGAAACGTAGTGGGAAATTGCACCCAACACTTGAGCAGGACAGCCAAGGCCGGCGAGGCAATACGTGATCGCACCGTCGTCTTCCTTGTGGGTAGCGCCGCCGCAGGATGGGCAAACGCCTGGCATTTCATACGGGACAGCGTTTGCCGGGCGCTTGTCCTTGATAACATGGCTGACACCAGGAATCACATCGCCGTTACGCATAATCAGCAGCGTGTCGCCAATGCGGATATCTTTGCGCGTGATCTCTTCGATGTTGTGCAGGGTGATGTTGGTTACGATCACCCCGCCGCACTTGACCGGTTTTACACGAGCAACCGGCGCCTGCGCACCAGTACGACCTACCTGGATGTCGATGGCCAGCAGCACCGTTTCAGCAGTGTCAGGCGGGAACTTGTACGCGGTTGCCCATTCAGGCGTGCGCGACTTCCAGCCCAGCTGAACTTGATAGGCCAGCTTGTTGACCTTGTATACCACGCCGTCGATTTCGTATGGCAGGTCGGGACGCTTGGCTTGAATTTCCTTGAAGCTTTCCAGCACCTTGTCAGCAGTTACGACTTTCAGGTCGCTAGCCGTCACAAAGCCCAGGCTGACGAACTTGGCCAGCAGTTGCTCTTGCGTGGTCACGCCGAATGGATCAGGCGAAATGCCGCCGTCAACTTTTGGATAGATTTCGTCGCTGCATGCGCCCAGGCTGTAGGCGTAGAAGTGCAGTCCACGCTCGCGAGTGATCTCCGGGTCGCTATTGCGCAGCGCACCTGCGGCCGCATTGCGGGGATTGCTGAAGATCTTGCCACCGAGCTTGGCCTGACGTTCGTTCAGGGCTTTGAAGCTCGCACGCGTCATCAGTACCTCGCCGCGAATCTCGAAGCGCGGTACTTCCAAGAGCTCGTTGATGACGTGTGGGACGTTTTGGACAGTTTTCAGGTTGGCCGTGATGTCTTCGCCGGTCAGACCGTCACCGCGAGTGGCGCCTTGTTCCAGCTTACCATACAGGTAAGTGGCAGAGCACGACAGGCCGTCGTACTTGAGTTCTTCGTACAGCTCGAGGGCGGCCGGTTTGATCTTCAGTTCGGCGCATACTTTATCCAGGAACACCTGGGTGTCGGCCGCGTTCAGACTATTGCCCAGGCTCAGCATGGGGATCAGGTGCTTGATCTCCGTGAAGGTGCCGGACGGTTTGCCGCCGATGTTGTCGGTTGGCGAGTTCTTTACTTTGTACTGGGGATACTGCTCTTCCAGATCCACCAGTTGGCGATACATGACGTCGTACTCGCCGTCCGTAATTACGGGGTCATTCTCCTCGTAATACAGCTTTTGATGGCGCGCTACCTCTTTGGCCAGCGCTGCCATTTCCTTCTTGATCTTGGCCGTCATCCGATTCTCCTTGGGACAAATTGTGGCTATATTTTAGCAAATTTGTTCATTACGCTCAAGCAAATGATTCAAATAATCCATATCTGTAGTTAAACGGTCTCGCAAACTTGATAGTGGCAACTCTCGAAGTTGAATGTGCTCGAATAATGCACGACAGGCATCACGACAACTTGCTATTATCTGGGGATCAGTCAAGCCATTGGCAATCAGATTTCCTGATGGTAAGGAGGCATCAAGTTGATTAATACTATCGAGGCCATTAACAAATATATAATGCTTATGATGTGCCGCATGATGTGCGCTTAACTCTGCGGCAAATGACTCGTAATCAAGTTTGAACTCTGGAATATTGGCAATATTATTAAACTGTGAAACAATGCACGGACCCAACTGATCAATATGTGGCTGCAAGATACTACGGAACACCACCGGATCTTCAAACATGATACTGTTCGGTGGATTCTTCAAGAAGTTACCAGCATGATCGCGGGTAGAAAACATCACATTGCGACGAGCACGACGTTCAGCTTGTGCATATAGCTCAGGAGTAATCAGGCTATTTACCATCTCAACAGTTAACTCGTCAGGCCATAGTTGATATGATGGATCTGATATGTATTGATTGAAGATGGATCGACGCTTTTGCATGACCGAACGCCCATGACTATTCAGATTGATTATGTCATGATAGATTCGGTCGGTATACATATACTCGAACATACAACTGATCGATGACAGACCACTCGCATAGTAGGTATAATACCTGCACGATATCTGAATATAACGTTGAAGCGGATGCACGTTATACTTTGGTGAACGTGCGCTCAGTAACCATAACCTGCTTTTCTGTACAGGTCAGTTCAATGGCATCTTCCATCCACTGGATTGCATGCGACTCACCATGACGACCACCGCCTGACCAATACGTCCAGCCAACCCACGAACCATCGTCCATCTGCATTGCAACTGAAGAGGCGTCGTAATCGCGCAGCAAACGAGTATTGCAAATGAAAGGTTGAATATCGGTATTGACCTGGCCTTCGCGGACTTCATAGCGCAGATCCTGCAAGGTGTCGCTCTCGAGATCCAGATACATCTCGTAGGCGTTGTCAACCTCTTCACCTGTGTTAAGGGCAGGCAAACGAATAGGACGCCAGTTTTCCAGACGAGTCAGAAGATGCTTTTTGATTTTTTGTGTAGGGGTCATGTTATTTTTATTATTGGCGAGAGTTGAAAACTACCTGAGTGAAGAACTACCATTCACATAAAACTTACCATCCTGAATGTCACGGATGGCAATATACTGATCCTCGTGCTTGGTCAAACGAGTAACACTTTTCTGCATGACCAACATACTACGAGTGGACTCAGAACTGATCTTGTAACCAGCACGCTCCAAACGAGCAATGAACAGACGGCGCGCAGTAGCGAGCGGAGTACGGTTAGTCCTCACATTGAAACCATGACGATTGACCGAATACCTGGAGTGCAGGGAATCACGCTCCATCTTAACCTCAGTGCCAAACTCATGGTTCAACACAGCATAGAGCCAATATTGCAAACGGTAGTTGTTGACCCAACGCGGATTTTTCATAGTAGTCTCACAGTCACGGAAGCCATATGGTAATACCAAGGACTTGATTCTTCAAGTGAAAGTTGATAAGCAGGAATAATTATGACGAACACCAGATACCATTTACCATATTAGTAAATCAATATGGAGTTTCAATGAAGAAGTTTTTATTCGCACTGGCAATCCTGGCCAGCACCGCGCACGCGGAGACAACATGGAACAAAATCAGCAGTAAACCAAACTCAGATAGCACGATCGCGGAAGTGGCAGTCATGGCCGATAACATGACCTGCACGGGCGTCAACTATGTGAAGTTCAGCAACCTCTACAACGAAAAGACCAAACGCCATTATGGCTTCGTCCAAGCCGTTCAATTTGGTATCTATCGATCCAAGTACGATGTGATAGTGATCTCGCAACCTGGCCCCACTACCGACTTCATCGATGCTGATACCAAAGACGTATTGGCAAAAGGCGCAACTGAACCTGGTAAGAAAGAAGTAGTATACCCAAAAACACTCCTGGGTGATATCTTCAATATGGTGTGCGCGAAAGAGTTGACTGAACAGCCAAGTAAGAAAACTGATATCTAGTAAATGGCGCCCGAGGCCCCCATTTATTTGATAGCCAGCAAAAATGGAGTGGGATCCAATAACGATTCTGGCTTCCCATTCTCCTGATACCAACAAGTGGGCACCCGCGTCCCAGAAACATGAAGCTCAATATGCAACATGGACATCGGCCGCCCCTTGTCCTTGGCCAATACGCGCTGGACCGCACCCAAGACATCACCCGCATGAAGGATGTCGCCCACATGACAGCCTGGTGTGATCTCGCCGTATGCCACGACCCCACTCGCACCCTCAACCAACACGACGTCAGTATCCAGCCACCATTTCAATGGCTCAGATTCGCCCGTCTTGGGGTTGACCGCAAACGCATTCTGACCAGTGAACGGCAAAATGGCAACCACCACTCCGCCCTCAACTGCCATGACAGGAGTGCCCTCTGGACAGTAAAGATCCACGCCCTCATGAACATGGTTTCGACGAACCATCCCAAACGAACCAGGATGCGGGCGCATGGGTAAACCAGTCGCTCCCGAGGGAATAACATGGAACGATTCACTGTAGTGAGTGGGAACTAACAGAAAAGGAATAGGAGACAGCCAGGTCATTTGGTACGACTCGACTTGCTGAGCACAAATGCCGGTGTGAATGAAACAGGAATGCGTTCACCATCAGCCAATGGGAACCAACCACGGTTCAACAACGCAATTGACTGGTCAGGGAAACGACCTTCATCCAAACTCCAGGTGATATGATAATGCGCACCATCTGGGCGAACAGTATTGCCGTTAATCTCAACAACAAGTGCTTGAACACCCTTGTCATACGCATCACCAACAATGAAACCTTCCCACATGTCAGGCATAGTGCTGCCGTCGACGCCATACGCGATGGTGATGTGATGGGCGACATGATGCTGATACTCTGGAGGAAAGCGCGCCATCAAGCGCTGGCGATCCTCATAATTCAATATCAAACATGTGTAACCCAACATAGTAGCACCATATTCATGTAAAACCATATGGTACTACAAGGATGCAAATGAATCAACCTATTCTTCAATCAGGTGGCGAGGCAACGCTAAGATCGACTTCTCACGATAACGGTCAAGTTCAGTACGAATATACTCATGCAGACAATTACTGATCGCAATGCAGGCACGCAAACGACGATAACACCGCTCAAACTGCTTGCTGGTACGAAGATCGGCAACACTGGGATTACGACTCAACAACGGGCCACTAAATGAATTCTGGATCAAGTCCCAATTACTACTACGACTGGCATTCCGCATAGACAAACTACGGTCACGAATCGCATACTTGATCAACGCCATAGCTATAGGCGGTGAAAACTTCCTGTACGTATATGAAACAAAATTGTCGAACATCAACATGGACTCAGCATCACATTCACCATAGTCACAGTTCGACCAAGATAAATGAACAGCCTCAATCATCAACAACGAAGTCTTGATACTATCCAGCTTCTTTATCCGAACTCCAGAATTTAAACGAAACATCACACTGGTTACGTCCGTTATCTGATCCGGTCGAACACTACTACCCCCGGAACCCAAAAGCTGTAAACAATGACTAAAAAACATAACGGTTTCTCACTCTATTGATCGCAGAGCTGTAATGTACTACAAGTTCACAACCCTCGCTAGACTCATCCCCCACGTAAGTCACTGATTCTTAAGCAAATTATTTGCAACCAATTAAGTGAGTTAACATTCATACAAGCAAAATCCTCTTATTACCATAGATAATCCAAGAAATCACTTGACATACAGCAACACACCACTTAGATCACAAACTTTTTTAAAATTCACCCACAGAACCAACAACACGCAGCCATTTAACTATGAAAACACATCCGCGCTAAAGTACAACACTTGCTTCATCACGAAGGTTGGGTGACTAACATAACTCAATAAGCAATACACACATTATAAAAGATTTGTACCACGCAACATACACATCATTCCACCTCAACAACTAAACACCCACAGCATTCCACACTACATCAACTTCCACTCAGGTATACTACCAACTACTAAACCACTACTCACGATAATAACCTAATGATCTATAACTTTCCATGAAGAAAGAAGAAGATCATGTTTCTATGATTCTTGACGAAGTATGTCAGAAATGACACACCTGATGTCGTAAACTCCAGGTAGGTATTTTGATTCTCGTCATAAAAATGACGTAAACCAGCCGAAACCGGAATACGTCATTTTTGTATAAGAGCAACGATTGTTGCCAGAATATTACAGGTTCATGAAATATTCATCACATAGTTCAACCACACGATCACACTGCTGTTCATTGAACCAGCCTATATGGCATGTTCCAACCTCGATCCCCATTTTCGCTGCCAACCATTCATATGCCGCAGTGCGGGAAGCCATGGGGCCGCCGTCTTCATGGAGGTCGTTGAAGGAACTCTTGGCAATCTGCCGGGCCTGTCGTATAGCGTCAGTGGCAAGCGTTCCAAGCGGGATGTCAGTCTCTGGGTGCAAACCCACGTGAGCCCCGCAGGCGACGTTCTCGCAAAGGTAAACGTAGGGCCATTTACCGAACTCGCGGCCGTTGTAGACCTTGCGGTTGTTGTAGAGGCCAACCGTCCCCTGGCAGTGCGGACATACGGTTGGTACTGGTAGGGGATTGGTCACCATGCGAACGCGATGGGCTAGACTCACCACCCGATCCACCTTGTATGGATCTCGTGGCACCTCGGCGATATTCAGAGCTTCACGCGCAGCATTCAGTTGATCCCGGAAGTCTTTCATTGTGTCCTCACTTGGCTAATTTCAAGTATGATATTGCACCAAATGAATAAAGTCAACTGTTGCTCGTGGGTACTAAATAAGGCACCTTAATACATAACAGGAGCTTATATGGCAATATCAGAAACAATCTTGGGGCCTAACTCATCTCTGTTTACCTATGGGACAGGTGAGACTCCAGCAACAGTTATGACTGCTCTGGACACGTACATTACATCAAAGGGCTGGACACTTTATGATGCTGCCGCTCCACAAGGTCAAACGGTAGGTCGTGTTTATCGCGCCCTGCAAGATGGTAGTGCGGTAACGTACAAATATGTGGGCATAGCAGTATCGGCAGCCACCATTCAATTGAAGATTTGGGAATCATGGAATTCGTCCACTCATGTGGGCACCAATGATGGTACGTATTATAACCCTGGTGGTTCGGTTTCCCTTGGTGGAACGGCACCGACCGTTACTGGCACAGCAGGCTATGGTGTGGTGATGTTTGTGAATCCAAAATGGTTAGCATTTAGAGCGGTGTCTAACACTCTCGTTTACAGTGTCATTAACGGGGCGTTTGAAATATCGAAGGACTACGGCGAGGCGGATTCTACCCTATCCAATATCTTTATGACTAGCACACCGTCGGCATATCCAATTAATACGTCGGCCGGATTCTACGGATCGTTACGCGGTGTTAGTAATTCCAATACGACAGGAGTAGTAGCAAGTACATATAACAGTATTGTGCTTCCAACTGGTTTACCACTTCAAAGTTTATCCCTTGGCTCAATAATCTCAGCGTATGGCACCAGTATTGCGGCAACCATAACTGCGGTCGAACTGGCAGTTAACATTTCATCGTCTGGTGTTAAATTACTACGTGGTCGAGTGTTTGGCGCCAAAATAGCTCTTACCTCAGCATCATGGAACGATATGGACACCGCGCAGGTATTAGTTGATGCCAATTATCACGAAAGCCCGAGTGGTACATCAGTAAGCCATCACATCATTAATCCATCTGGTCAAACATATGCTCGTTTTTTGATACCAGTCTGATGTTCATTTACAGACTTGTTTGTTCCAATGATTTTACTGATAAATATACGTTTGAGGATTAATTATGACAACATTACAGAATCGAAGCCCTAAAGATTCGTTCAAGGAGCTGTTGAAAATTAACAGCCAGGGACGAGGTTTTGGGTTGGACTCAACGCTTAGAACAGTTGAGGGCGGTGATGCCACCGCATCACCATTGCAATTAGCGACTGACAAAATTGCATTCCATGGTAAACAGTGGCCAACTACTGGTGGCTCAACGCCAGGGAGTATATTGCAGGTTAGTTCAGATGCAACAAAACTTGAGTGGGTTACCAAAGTAAACAGCCCGCAGCTCACTACTTCGTTCTTCCCTGGGCTGATATCATCGTCGATCGGTACCATCAGATGGTACCCTGGTAAGTCAGTAACACTTCAGTCAGTGTTTATGGCTATCACCACCGCTCCGTCTTCGCAATTAGTAATCGACGTGAAGAAAAGTGGTGTAAGTATTTTTGGTGCCGGAGCAAAGCCGACTATTGCTGCAACATCAAACACATCAACTATCATTCCGCTCTCAGTTAGTATGGCGTCGAATGAGTATTTGACTATCGACATCTTGAGTGGTAACGGCTCAGATTTGATGGTCAGATTTGAATACCAATAACGAGGGAATATTATGGCAATGGTAGAAACAATTTTAGGACCAAACTCGTCCATGTTTGTAATGGCGGCGACAGATACACCTGCATCAATCATGACAGCAATCGATGCGTACATCGTATCGAAGGGCTGGACACAGTATGATGCCGCCGCCCCTGGCGGTTTGACGGTCGGGCGAGTATATCGTACTCTTCAACAAGGTAGTGCATCAACATACAAGTATGTTCAAATCGCATTTAGCACTACCGCAATGTTATTCAAGATTTGGGAATCGTGGAATGCAACTACTCACGTTGGTACCAACGACGGCACCTACTACAGTACTGGTTCTGGTTCTGGCTCGGTATTCGGCAATCAAGCAATTACAATAGCCGATGGTGCCGCCATTGTAATGTTTGTCAATCAACGCTGGCTTGCAACTAGATTACGTTCAAACTTGTTAGTATATGGTTTCTTGTTTGGATCATTTGAAATTGCTAAAGACTTTGGCGAAGACGATACGATATCGACCAATATCTTTATTGGTACACATCAAATAATCTATCCCAATTCTGGTGGGTTTGGTTTTTTTGGATCATTACGTGGTGTAGCAAATGGCCTCACGACTGGTAGTTCTACGACTCCATATAACAATGTAGTTACCGCATTGGGAATGCCAGGAAGTGGTTACCCAATAAGTACGTTGGCTGCTGGTTCTGTTCAAAATGGGGCATTGACTATGACCGCGGTGGAAATGTTGTCATCCGCTTTGGGCTCGTCGATAGCCAAATTGCGTGGTCGTATTTTGGGTATCAAAATGGTGTACGGCAATACTGTGTGGAATGACATGGATAAGGCATCGGTATTGGTTGATTCAAATTATCATCAGTCTACTACAGGTACCGCGGTGTCACATCATGTACTTAATGTTGGGCAGACACAATATGATCGTTGTTTGATTCCAGTATGAGGTGATATATGGCAAGTATTGGATCAATACAAGGTGCTACTATTCGTTTGGTGTTACCTGCGGTTTATGCAAATACCTCCATTCAACGTGGCCAAGTAACCGGTTTCCCGTTGTTGGATTTGGAACCAGTTAACAACCTGGTGTTTCAGGGTGTTCCAACTGATCGCGGAACCGTTTCGGCTGCTGGTATCATTTCTGATGCTGGTGGTGCGGGGTCAAACGTCAGGCAGTATTGGAGTTAACAAAAAGCCCGGAACCTCCGGGCTTTTTTATCAGCCAAAAAGCCTACATAGGTCACCTTTCCCTTTCTACAGCTCAGCGATGGAACCAAGCTGTATTAGGATAATAGCAACATACTTTGCTGACTGTTATGCGTTAGCGCAAATTACAAACGATTCTTACGTAGTGCCGCCACCGTCGCCAGTTTCATAGAAATGTTTCAGGAAGGCTTTGCGATTCTCTTCAGCTTCCGCCACTGCTTTCTGTGCCTGGGCCAACTCTTGTTCAGCTTTGCGCAACTTGCGACCCGCTTCTTCTGCTTGTCGGTCAGAGTTGATTTCACTGTAGAGTGCCTTGAGATCAACTTTGATTTCTTCGCCCACTCTGAAAAGTTGGACAAGTTCCAGCTTGTAGTCGTCACTTGCGTGCTCTTCACGAATTTTGTTCAAGATGAATTCATGTGCGACGTCGTCCGCAAGTGCGTCGAATGTGAACGATTTTTGGCCGCACGCGATTGTGTAGTCGCAACCTTCACCGTATTGTCTGAATATTGCCACATACTTCATAATTTTTCCTCGTAGTTTACTTTGTGGATAACTGGTGTGATTTTATCCAGGAATGTGAGTTTGAACAGAGCAGCATCTTCTGCCCGATCAAACAGCACACGGCGGACTTCTGGATAGTGCGCGGCTGCTCGATCTCGATTGGTTGTGATCAAACCATATTCATGTTTGAGTCGGACTAACCCAAAATTTGATACAGGGATGACGGCAAATGCCTCGGTGCCATCGTGATGATCCTTGATGTGTTCTTTCGCCCAATTGGTGATCCAACACTCGGCAGCAATGCAGTAAAAGTGATCAGCCGTTAACTTGATCAAGTAACCTGGATGAGAAGCAACCAGGTATGAGTAATCACGGTGATTGACCCATTGCGTGAATCCTGCCAACCATGGCGCCACGGTTAAATTTGATTCACGTGCCTTGATCAACCAGTCATAGTAATTTTCGTAACCTGGGATCATATCAAATGTTCCGCGCAGGTCAATCGAAACATGACTGCCTTTTCTTCTGAACAAAAAAGAATAGCTGATAGGTACGGGGACCATGACAACTCAGGGTCGGTAACATGGCCTTCGTTTTCCATCGTGGTTTTATAGACGAAGCAGTATTCGTCTGGTGTATGATTGTCGAACAGCCATTCCAAATAACCACACTCATTGACTCGATTCATATCCAGTGTTGAGTGTCCCTGGAGTTCTTTCCAATTATACCAATTCAAGAATGAGATAAACTTCTTGGGTGGCAGGTCAACGATTGGGAATGGTGACGAGGCTCTGAAGATCGAGTATGGGCCCAGATAGCGGCCATATCGATTATACCAAGTGTGGGGAGATTCGTTATTCACAGTTGCCATATTGTGGTGTTTGGACCACAGTATAACAACTGGCAAGTGAAATAGTTGATTACCTGGTAAACAGCAGCTCTGGGAATGTCAGCTTGAACATTGCAGCCACGGCATCATCCTGACAAATAATGCCCGCGATCTGCGGATCGTTCCACAGCACGTATTTCATATGTGACACATAGATGGAACGATCTGGTGTATATGACTCGATGATGAGGCTTACGTCGAGCCCATTCGTGCTTTGCTGTGCGAGCCACATAGCACATTCAACTTGACCGATATGATCAATGTCGAACGGGATAGGCTTGATCCGCACCACACTGAACGGGCAATGTGCCAGAAGCCCTGGCCATTGGCGTGAACTCGTCTTTGTGAAGTGAGTTAACCAAGCTTCAGTGGAAGCCGAGGCTTCGTGCTCTCGTTCCCAGTAAATCCGGACCAAATCTTTTAGTGACATTATGCAACCACTGTACGGAGGAACACCTTCAGTTCTTGTGGAGTGAACTCATACACTATCTTGGTAATAAGTCGCAGCCCATGGTGCTGCGAACAGATATACGAACCAACCATTGGTACGACTGGTGCGTTGGCGATCAGTTCGTCCTGGTTGGTAACTTCTTGAAATTGAAGATGCAGATCGATTTGCATAATTTCCTCCTGGTTCAGATGTTCCTAGTATAGGTTCAAATGAACAAGAGATCAAGTAATATGCTGGATATTTGCCAGTTTGAACAGCACTGCATCTTCTTCATGCTGGAATGCAACGCCGTAGATCTTGCCGAACTGCCACATCGCGTTGTCGTATTGTGCTGTCATGACATCATTGCGGTTTACATGGCTGCACAGCACATACCGGTCACGGTTGACGTTGGCTCGCAACCAAGCAATGACGTCACGCACCCGCTCGTCACGACCACGGCGGCCGCTGTATGACAGTTGGGGGTTGATTACCACGAAGGTATAGGGTAATGCGTCAATGACATCCTGGGCCATCTTATCATTCGGTGCAACGAATGCCTTGTACCACTTTACGATATTGCGTTGTTTCATTGCTGGCCCAAATATTCTTGTTCACGGGGAGTCATTTTCAGAAGCCTGAAAATGAAGCGCTTCTCGAGTTCTTTCGAGATGTTGTCGACGAATTCTTGCGAGCAGAAGTTCAGTGGCAGCATGTCTTTGGAATGACCATCGCTGATGGTGACCCACAGGTTCTTGTGAACCGTATAGGTCAGGCCCTTCCCCTTAAGAACAATCAAGGGACCTGGTTTCAGGTTGTAGATCATGGCGATGGCGATCTTGCTATACAGCTTGATACGTTCGTATGCGGTCAGTTTGATCATATGGTCCCCTTAAGATACGCCATTATACTGATGAACACACGAGAGATCAACAGACGTAAAAAAGCCCGCACGAAGCGGGCTCATTTGGCTACTAGGGCGCTTAGGCTTTCAAGTCGTAAAACTTGATGGCGGTGGTTTTGCCATAGACATCAACTGCGCCTTGACGTGCCAGGTTGGCGATAACGTGACAAACGCCACGACGGCCGATGGTACCAATTTCTTGAGCAACCGCACGTTGGGTTGGGGCGCGACGCAGGGAGCGTTGCAGTTTGCGGATTGCACGGACTACTTCTACTTGACGTTCAGAGAGTTCAAAAGTTTTAGACATGATTGATTTTCCAGTTTGTTGTTTTTGTTTTCTACTTGCTTGGCGTTTTGTTTCGCCATATCAGTATGATGCATGATTACAAGTTGAACGTCAAAATAGAATATCAATCACCTTCAAATCTTTTTTACTTCAGGTCATAACCATAATCGGCCATGATTTTCTTCCAAGTTTCTTCATCCAGTGGTATCACAATGCCGCCTGGTGTTACACCATCATGATATCGCATCTCGGGGGCATCTGTGACCAAACTGAAGTTCTTGGGTTGCTCAGGAAACGGTCGTTCCTCGTGAGCTTTAATGGTGCCACGTGCCAACTTGACCCAATATTTTGGGGGCTTGGCGACTGGATTGCACCAAGCCATGAAATGAGCGAGTATATTCATTTCAGATCTCAACCCTATATGGCACTGGCAGAGAGTTGCGCGGATCGAACAGCGGGGCCTTTGATACGTCACCGTACAGCAGATGTGATTGCAGGACTTTCAACACGTAGTAGTGAGCTGTGAGCAGAATAGTTTGACCATCACGAAGGCGTGGAACAATCAACTCCTGGTAGCCAAACACCACGCGGTCGTATACGTCACGTAATGACTCGCCGCCTTCGCCATTTGTACCAGGGGCCACGTCGGGATTCAACTCCCACGAATTGACAACGTCCTGACCATAGCGAGCAATCATGGTCTGAATGGTCAGAAAGCCTTCAAACCCCAAATGGCGTTCGATGAAGCGTTCTTCGATTTCGGTATCGATTGCACGGTTCTCAATCGTGCTCAGGAAGTTGAAGTGAGTTTGCATCGCACGCGGTAAGGGCGACACAAACGAATGATCGAATTGCAGGTCAGGAAAAACATGACGGAAAGTATTAGCTAGGCGAATATTATCCGAGATGCCCTTTGGGGTAAGAATGTTTTGGCGTTCGTTATGGACGACCGTACCAGAATTGGTAAGTGATTGACCATGGCGCATCAGTACGAGATTGGGTTTGTTCATTTTATTTTATGCCCATTGCAGGTAAAAGGTGGTTCTTGCAGCTTCGTCGTCGAAATCAACGGCGATGCGTTTGTTATATTGGGGATCGAATCTTATCGTGCAGTTAATCAACTGTGGTCGCAGCCATTCAGCCAATTTCCGTTCATCGATAAAATACCAGAACTTATAATCTGAATCGTTCTCAGATATATGATTTTCATAGACCTTGACGATATTGGCCCATTGTGTGGACCATGCCCGGTCATGACGTAAGGCTCTGAAATAGCGCCAATGAGGTTTGCCTTTACGCCCACGACGTGCGGGGATATCCACTTTGTCTAAAAACCCACGCGAATATGCTTGCATGAGCGTAGACTTGCCAGTTTGACGTGGCATTATAAAATGTGTCAATTGGCCGGGCTTAATCCCTTTGAGCAATTCAGTATAGTCGTGAATAGCTTTGGAGAATGCTCCCCATTGAATGCTTGATGCGGTTGAGATAGATGGGATAGTCATGGCAACGATGGTAAAAAGTTGTTGCCATAATACAATGACGTGCCAGTATCACAAAGATAACATGGCACATCACTGGACGTCAGGAGACGTCATGGGTCGTCGTTTGTTAGCTGAGGTGCAGCCCGAATGCCTGGAAGATAAACGGCGCTCCAATGGCCAGGGCAATCACGCCCAAGAAGGCCAGGGTATCGATCACTGCTGCACGGAGTTCGCGAGGAGTCATTGCACGTTCCATATTAGTCTCCGTACATGCAACGGCAATCTGCCATCACGTCATCCTGGTAGTCTGGGCAGTAGGTGCCATCGCCAGTATTGGTATGGCCCAGACAACCACAACCTTCGCAGATGTCGTTGCCGCTATGGTCTTGGGCTTGTGGTTTGTTATGTTGATTGGTGATCAACACGTAAGCAGCTTGTGCGAGTCCTACCATGATTGCTCCTTAGAGGTTCCAGGAAGTTTCTTGATTTTGCTTGATGTTTTCGGCGACGTTCAGGTCATGATTTCGCCAGCAGAACGTGTGCATATCCATGCGATGAACACGTCCGTCGAATTTGTTCACGAAGTCGGTCACCGTTACCGTTTTCTCAGTGATGGCGGTGATCGTACCCATGTATTTGAGGTTGTAGGAACCATGTTCCGCCGTGTCGCCGACCTTGAACGACTGGCAGTATTCAACCTGCTTAGTCGTGTCATTCATTTTCAGAACATCCAGCTTGGCATTCTTGCCCTTGCCTTCCACACGGATGTGGTAGCCAGTTTGGCTTGGCGGATATTCCATGCCGCGCGATTTACGGGCTTTGGTCATTACTGCTTGGACTGGAGTGTTCAGCATGCTGTTCCTTTCAGTTCACAATAAGGACAGTATATGTTCAAATGAACTAAAAATCAACTAATCTGATGACAAACCTTTAACTAATTCGTTTATCATGGATTGTCGTGCTACTGCTAGCCATTCATTCTTGATGACAGCTAGTGTACCATTGAAGATCACATAGGCACCAATTTCCGGCTTCTGGTATTCAGATGTTATGGGAGAGAAACATATGCGTTCGAGCATCTTGGTGGCCATTGGGCGGGCCACCGTCGAGTCATGATAACTGAACAGAGGAATGATGGGCAATTTTGGATTACCCAAGTGCGCAGCGATGCGATCGTTTATGTCTTTGATATCTTGGTCGAACGGATCTTGAACAACTCGGCAGCAATACAGCAGCCAAGTTTTCAGATAGTGTGCTGTGTTATCATTTGCCCCGAAGGGCTCGAACGAGGCGAGGGTATTCCCTATAATTTTGCGGTCTAACGCAAGATAGAGCGGCACCGCATAGTCAGCTTCAAGGCGCATATGATCCCCACGAAACGTCAATGGTATAACCATATTGCCTTGGGATCAAGCTTTCTTGGGCAAGTTCATCTCACAGAATTCGCTAATGTGAAGCTTGTTCAGGGGAGAACCAGTCCAGTCGTGTTCCATGGAATCGGTCCAGATAGTTTTGGGAGTGATGCGGATGATGGTGCAGTGTTTGTCGTTGCTGGTAGCTGAACATGCAATACGATCGCCTACCTTGAATTCACGGATGAATTCCGTAGTTGTGACGAGCGTATTATCTGCCTCTGGGCCACGTGGGGCATGGAAGAGCTCCAATTTTGCATTGGCGCCACCAGTAAATCGGTACGCATATTCGTATACGTAATATGCGATACCACGACCGTAGATTGGTTTGCTAAGAACGCGAACTGGATTTTGCTGTTTAACCATGTTGCCCTCCTTTTTCATCATGTTCCTATTATAGGCTTAAATGAATAAGAAGTCAACTTTATACTTTAACCCAGAATGGGCCGTGAATGAAATTACCTGACTCGTTGATCACGCCTTGGTTTATTTCTTCCAATATCGCATCAGGTACTTGACGAGGACGAGCACCAATATAGATTAAGTGGACCAGCATTTCCACATCGCCATATTTTTCCATAATCTGCTTTGCACGATGACGACCTTGATGACTCAGGATTTTAGATTCCTCAACAGCCAATGCACCATTGTTATCACCAAATTTCAATGCCAACCATGGCGAAGCAATTGGACGTTCTTGTCCCACTGCCGCACTAACTTGAGAAGTTGGTTCATTGCCACGTAATGGTAAAACGAGACTCAGGTACACACTTGGTTTCATCAATACGCCAACGCCAAATGTCTCAATCTCACGGTTATATGGTACGGCACCAGCTCCGGTCAATTGATCATATGTGACGCCATTTAGAATACTGATGCCGTCTACATCAATGTCTTCTGTGAGTGGCTTGATGGTTGGAATCACGCCTTCATCCAGATATTCTTCTGCGTGCTGTCGCAGAGCTGGTTCAATACGGATACCAGCTTTTGTGGCACCTTGCAATACATCGTTCATGTAAATGCGGGTTGTTCGTGAAGCAGGGCGATCCATGATCATATGGATTACTTTGCTTACGGTGAGTTGCGGGGTCTCGCCATCAACTTTGAACAAGTCTTTGAGTCGAGCCATATATTTCATGTCTGGTGTATCTGGTAGCTTACCAGTCATTCCCACATCTTCGGCTAGGTGCTGTATCGCACGCTCAGTTTTGAAAAAGTCATTTAAACGCATGTTCGGTGAACTCCCAATGTTCCATGCGGTTATTTATTAAAACTAGTTACAATGAAGCAATGGTCCCAGGTGGGACCATATTACCGAAGTGTTACCGTTTAACCTACGGTATACGACACATCGAAATCAACGCCGTGTTCGTCGGTATAGATCAACTTCACCCCACGCAGACGTGCCTTTTCACCTTCCCAATGGATGTCGTATTCGGTCATGTTTTCGTAAACGAGTTCACCAACTTTTTCTGCATTTTCAACGCCATGGGATTCGAATGCTTTGGCGAAATCATCCGAGTCGAAATTATCGTTGTAACGCATGACATTGACGCCAATCAGGTCACGCTTAAGATTGTCGACTTTTGCTTCAGAATAGGTGTGGACCTTGAAGGTGTCGCCGTCGGCATCTCCGTGCATGAATTCCAGCGTGAGAGTGTAGACTTTACGTGCTTGTGCGAGTTGTTTGCCGTGAGTGAGAGTGACGTTCATGTATTCTTTTATTGGTTGATTGTCGTAAAAATGGAGAGCAGTTGCTCCCCATCATATTACTAATTGGCACCAAATACTCAATAACCTGGATGTCAGCTATGGTCCTGTCTTACATGGAATGCCATGACCGTTTTCATCAATGATTTGTTTCAGAGCACCATCTCGTGCTTGGCTGAACAACAGATTATGCTGGCACGCCAAGCGCGAAGGTTCGACTTTCGCTGTCGGCACTGGCGACGTGGGTACCGCCAGTGTCATCAGAAAATACAAACCGGCAAGGGCCATGGCGGCAATTGTCCCGAAGAACAAATACGAGACGACCGCCATGCCATTAGAGAAACCACCGCCACCGAGACTCATAGTGCGATCCCCAGTGCATTGTTGCGTTGATATGGACGCATGCCGCGTACCAGGCTCAGCTTCATGTTCTCGTAGATGGTTTCTTGTTGCGGGAACTTGCGGCGCGAATGTTTGAGGCCACGGGCAACGCCATCAGGTGCCGAACCCACGAAGTATTTGACCGTTTCACCGCAGTAGTGAATTTGCTTCTCGAGGCCGAATACGCCGCCCATGCTGCTGATGTTATCGTCGCGGTCGATAGGTTTGACTACCGAGGTCACGAAATTATCGGACCAGCCGAAGTGATATTCGTCGGTATCTTTGCTGACGCCACGGTACTTCTTGGTCAGCAGCTCTACGTCTTCTTCGGACTCGCTGCCGAAGTTGTCACGGATCTCGGCGTGACTGACGTGCGTGTCTTCTGGGGTGTCATGCGACAGTGCCGCGATGACAGTACGGATAGGATCGATCAGATCCGAGATGAAGGTCAGACACTGGTTGGCGATGGTGATCTGGTGCATTGCAGCCGGGGTCACCTTGTCTTTGCGCCAACCTGGATGATAGGCCAGATTGAACTCCAGGGCCTTCAGCGCACGGTACCATTCTTTGTCATGCTTGGCCAAGCCCAGCAGACGATAGCGCAGAGCGGCGGTAGCCTTCTTGAAGGTCGCCATATTGGCTTCGCGTTGTGCGAGCTGCTCTGGGGTCAGGATTTCTACTTCAGGTACGATGATTTTGGTAGACATGATGTATCCCTTTCATTTGTCTAAATGGTAACTGAAAAAGTTGATCCACTCAAGCGAATTCCAAATGAAAAAGCCCGGGACGTCCCGGGCTTTTTGCCGCTTCGAAACCGTTACAGGATTTCTTTGGCGTTGAACATGCTGTTCGCCAGCTTCTGGTAGTTGCCGCCGATTACGCGGTACACGGTTTCAGCAGCTTCACGGACCACGTCGCTGATCGCGAACCACAGCAGCGAAGTCGGCCAGTAAGTGATACGCTGGATGATGATCACTTTGTTCTTGCTTGCGACTGGAGTCACGTACTTGATCAGGTCACCCATGGTGTTGACTTCTTTTGGCACACTGTTGAAGCCACGTGCATCGCCACCGTAGTAGAATTTGCCGATGAACTCTTGTTGACGAGCAGCTTCCTTGGTACCAGCTGCATAGTCTTGACGGAAGAAGTCGGTTGCCAGGTTGTATTGCAGGATGAATGCATCACGCAGTTCGATGAACTTGTTCTGGATTGCACGCAAGTACAGGTACCAGCGCAAGAACGAGTACAGGCCACCAAGGATTGCGTAGCCGACAATGAAACCGACAACGTTGTACCAGGTGCTGAAGAAGCCCAGGTAGTGGTATTGTTCATTGGTCAGGAAGACCAACGCGGCCAGTGCCAAAACACCGGTGATGTTCCAGTTGTTTTCCGAGAGTGCCCAGAAGCCAAAGAACAGAACTGCAACGAGCGGCCAGAACAACATGCCGCCCAAGATTAAGGCAATGCCTTCGTTAATAAATGTCATTTCGATCCCCGTTAGGTTTGTAAAAACAGCGATCGAATTATTAACTGGCAAGCTCATTTAAGCAATTGCCAGTTTTTCACATTTAGTTGGTGTCTTCCATGCCTGACACCAGATAGTATTTGCCATCAGCCTCTTTGTGATAGTGCTGGCCCAGACCAAGGCCCAGGCGACCGATGCCCATGCCATGCAGAGCGCAGCGATTGCACATCGTAGCCCATGGACCTTGCTTGGTCTTCATATCGTACAGGTCATCGCCAATTGGGGCGGTGCATACATCACAGTCGTTTACGGGGGCGGACCAGTAGGTGCGTTCAGTTGCCATGATGTTCTCCTTGTTCAGATGTTCCTATTATAGGTTCAAATGAATAAACAATCAAGTATTAACGCGGCGATGTTTGCGTTTTTCCTTCGGTTTCTTTTTCTTCAGCACGAATTTAGCTTTCGTGTAGAACTTGTGCTGGTCAATCTGGGTGATCAATGCCGATGGCTCAACCCAGGCTGGCAGGCTGATGTAATCAGTATGGTAGAACAGACTGTCAGTCAACGACTTTACACGAAGACCTGCCAGCACTTGTGCGGTGACACGCAAACTATCTTCCCACAATTGACCTTTTGGTTCTTCGTTTTTGAGCTTCTTGCTCAATGTCCAGCTGAATTGTTCTTTTGCGTACACGACGTCGCAAATGTTGTCACCCCAACGACCGGTCTTCAGACGATTGATGGTAACTTGACCGACTGCAACTTTGCCAACTTTGGATTCTACCCCGGCTTCATGATAGATGTTTTTGGCCAAGCATTTTTCGTCGTCTTGGGTATAGGTGATACGTTCGGCCGAATGGATCAGGACATCCTTGATTTCCTGAATGTCCGCAGCGGTTTGTTTGGTCTGCTGTTCAACTACATCCAGACGTTCACGAACCAGTTGACGCTCCTGGTAGGAGTCAAACAGGACTGCACCAATTACCAATCCACCAATGATGCACGCCGTGCGCGTACTGATGTTGAAGCCACGTTGCATGATATATCCCGAAGTTCATATTAACTCCAGGATACATTCATTTGGTTAAATGGTCAAGTCAAATGAACATTGCCAATTATTTTGGCGTGTGGCTCTTCCATGGTCTTATCAAACAATGCTTCCAGCTTGAAGGACCAAATATGGCCTCGTGCGTTGTTGAAAACTTCCACGAAACGCATTACATCATTTTGCTGTGACATTGGGAATGTATCAATCAGTTCGCGTCTGTATGGGAATACCAATTCTTCAACGTGAACTTTATATAAAGCAATTGCCATGAATATGCTCCAATGTGAGGGCTAAATATTAACACATTTGAGACCATAAACATGAACGAAAACTTGATTAATAGCCTTTCACCCATCGACCGCGCAATCATTGGTTTCACCAATGCCCTATATGACCCGGTGGCCTTCAATGCTGTCACGAAGGAAGAAATGCGTGATGCACTTAGTAGTGGACAGCTTATGAGCAAGAAATGGCTCTTGAACAAATTACTTGAAGTATTGCCAGCCCATAGGGCTCGTTTCATTGTGGTGGGTGGGTGGATAGGTTTGTTGGCAAGAGCCATCAATGAAACGTGCCCATTATTCAAGGCTGATAGTCTCGACATAAGTGAATCATCCACCACAATCGCAAATCTGGTGCTCGCCGGGACAGGTACGGCGATTCATTCAGATATGTACAAATTTGATTATGCGGGATACGACTGTGTAGTCAATACCTCAATGGAGCATATCAGTGATACCTCGTCTTGGATTGATTTAATCGACGCTGGCACGCTTATCGTGGCCCAGAGCAATAATGCCCGGCATGTACTGGACCATGTCAACTGTGTCGATTCTGCTGCGGAATTAGAAAGGTCTCTGAACTTGTCAGAGACCTTGTATGCTGGTGAACTAGTTTTCCCCATGTACACTCGCTACATGGTTATCGGTCGACGCTAGAACTCTTCATGCAACCCGCCCCCGCGGTGGAACAGCTTGCGTTCATGTTTTTGGATCCGCATGTCATCGTATACCCGAATGAAGGCCAGTGAAGTCATCAGCCCGACCACAACCATTGTTCCCCACATCAGCCTTGGTATATCGAGTAACTTTGATAGAAGCACCGGGCTGATTGCGAACAGGATCAGCAATATTAACATGAGTGGAAAATTACGTTCGCCATACTTGACCGTATAGTAGAGCAACTTGGTGATCCAGTCTGGAGGGAACTTGATCTTCTTGTCATGTTCGAACCGTACCACATCAATCTCGTCGTGCCACGTCAATCGGAACAGTGCCTCCATTTCTTCATCTTTGGCTTGAATCAGCCACTCGGCGTGATCTCCGTAATCGTAGTACATCATCTTTCGGAATCCCATCTCCATGGCCGAATCGTAAATCTGCTGGACTACCGCTGGATCACCATCCCAATGAAAACCGGCTCGATATTGCGTTTGCCCAATAGGACCGAACACCTTTTCAATCAGGGTAGTCATCAGTGAATCTTCTCGTCAAAATGAAAGATTAGCGGCCCCAGCGTTTGTCGCAAACCAGCTTGCGAGCTTCGCCGTAGTTGACTTGCGACGCCAAGCAGCTATCGCCCGTGTGTTCAACAAACTCGTGTTCTTGAATGCCGTCGGCGATGTCGAAGAATGCCGTCAGGATTTTCATCAACTCTTCCTTGGAGTAGTTGGCCGGGTTTTGGTATGCTTGCAAGACGAACGGCGGGGCTTCTGGGGCTTTTGCCGTTGGTTCTGGAACTGGCAACGGCTTTGGTTCCCAGACGAGGCGATCGCACATGCGATAGTCACCATCTTCGAAGATGATCATCGCACCCTGGCCTTCATTGGCCCCCATAGAAGCGATCTGACCGTCGCCCCATTCGGTAGCGCAGGTGTTGCGGATGTCCACGTAGAGTTTGTCGCCCGGGTATACGGGACGGCCTTCAACTGTGCCGAGTGGTTTCTTATTCATGGTCACTCCTTATGCGGTCGTCAGTTTGGCGTCACGGTAAGCGATTGCCGCTGCTTCGCTGTCGGGGCCGTCGTAGAGCGTCTTGCCGTTCAGTTCTGTCTTGTACGACGCAACCGTGCCCTTTACGACACACCACAGGTCCATGCGGTTGGAGCCGCGCATGGAGGCCATGCTGAACTTGTTTTCGTAATCCTTGTATGCTTCAGGGAGAATGCGTGGTGTTGCCATGTTGCCTCCTCATTTCAGTTTGTTCGGGGTGATGGCCTGGAACATCCAGTGATCACCTGTCTGTACATGATTTTTGCGAACGTACTTAGCCAGGTTCTTACGCGCTTGGCTGAAGTGATACGATTCGACCAACGAAATCACATAGCCTTCAACTTTGGTCATATCCCAGCCCAAGGTCACTGGCAATGCTTTAAGGGCATCTTCGTCGTAAATGCCACGCCATACAACTGGCACATGAGTCAGCCCCAAGATTTCGCACCATTCCAACTGGTCATCCAGTGGCAAACGGCGATTATTTTCGTCCCAGATACTGAAGACCTCGAAGTACGAAGTCAAGTCATCGTAGCCGATCGAATGCTGGGCGTACAAGTTTTCGCCATTGATACGCCAGCCTTCTGGAATGTCAAAGCGAATACGACCCCACAGCGCTTTTGCCCAGTCGCGGCTTGGATGATGCCGACCATCCAGTGAACGAGCATGGAAGTTATTAGGATACAAGGCTGTGGTTTCGCCATCACGTTTCTGCGACGCGTAACATTCTTTGCCCACAAACTGTGTCATGGCCTTGTGCATCTTGTCATCGCCCTCACAACCAGGGGACCACGTAGCGTGGAACGTACGGCAATACTTGACTATCTCCAGGAAACTATCCAGGACACCAGCAGCTTTCAGCATTTTCTGCACAGGCTCTTCTTCAAATAGCTCGCCGCGAGTGCGGGAACCATTTGGTAATATGGTGTTGCCCCACTTATCGTACTCGTCGTCTACGTAAAAATGCTCTGGCATAACGGGATTGGTGATCCCACACAGTTCGCGAATTTTCTTCACGCTCAGCGTCGTCATCTCTGCTTCCATGTGATGTTCAGGGCAGACAGTAGCACCGTTTTCCACATAGTACCCGCCATCGTCAAACAGACGACGCTCGAGAATGTGGTGGGCAGCCAAGTCGTTCGTTGCCCCGCACACGACGCACTTGTGTTTGTCGCGCTGGAATACAGCGTCATTGAATTGTTGGCGGGTAAGCAGTAGCATGGTAAATCCTTATTCGTTTGCCGTATGGTACATTCATATGAGAAATGAATCAAGCATTTACTCATGAAAATGGGGAGCAGATGCTCCCCATTTGGTTGTTACCTGGAGCTTTATTTTATGTTGGCTTCGATCTGATCGAATGCTTGCGCACTCATGTTTTCGAGCGTGCGATAGTCCGATACAGCACGCAGGACGCCCATGCCGTAGTCATTCATGTTCTTGATCGTGTTGTGCGAGCCATACATGATAACCAGGTGCTGAGTGGTGATAGTCCGCATGTTGAGATTTTCCATCGCCCAGGTATAGCCTTGGTTGAATTTGCGTTCACTTTTCTCTTTGATCTTTTTGTTCATTCGATCAAAGTACCAGGTTGCTAGGCGATTGAAAATTGTCATCATGTTTCCTATCCAAATGCAATCATGTTGTTGTAACGATCCTTGCACGAACCACGGCGCACCGTTTTCTGGTTTGAGCAGAACACTTTATGGTAGGTGGTCTTCTTGATCGAAGTTCCACATACTGGACATTGAATCATGGAGCCCACTGGCGCGCTTTTGGCCTTATCGTACTTGTACTCGAGGTCTTTGCTGCGCTGGGTTGCTTGATGCGCAGGGCGATGACGCTCGTAGCGCTCTTGGTCAGAAACCAGAGCTACGCGGAAGCCCGAGTCATCCAACGCTTCAGCTTCCGAACCTTCCCATTCTCGCATCATTTTCATTTGCTCCGTGTGTGTATGTGTGTGAACTATAAATGACACAAATGAAAAAGTCAAGAGAAAACAAAAAACCTCCCGAAGGAGGTTCTTGTTAGCGCCAATCCCACATATGACTCATTGGGAAATCGGGCAGATTCACTTCATGCTCTGGGTCTTTCAGATAGCTGTGGATCTCACGGTTCGACCAGTTTCGGTATTCAGATTCACGGCGTTTGCGATACCAGCGGCTAGGTGAACGTTCGTTGGCGGTACTGCTCTCTTTGTGCCGTTCGTGAAGGACTTTGCCGTAAGCTTTGCGATCTTCCTTTGGGATAATTACCCAAGTACGAAGACAGCGCCAACGTTCATACCATTCCACATACCAGTCACCCACCGCGTATGTTTCCCCGCCCCAGTAGCTTGTGGGATACCATTGTTTGATTCGTGTTGTTCTTGACATTGACTTCTCCATTAGATGAAACTAATGGGAAGCCTTTACGTGAGATGGGTAGAATGTGATCATCTGATATTTATCCTGAGGCACCACTCTACAGTACATTCAGGATGAAATCAAATTTTAGCAAACACCCGCTTGCGCGAACTCCAGAGCAAGATCGTACCGTCGTTTGCCACGAACATAACCATCAGCCTTTTCAATAAGACGAGCAGCCTGACGTTCACTCAAGCCTGTCTCTGCTGCCAGCTTAATGGCATACTCTTCCATCGTCTTTACCGCTTTGCCGTGCTTGACAGCTCGTTCGGCATTACGCTGGACAGCAGTCGTATATGCAACATCGGCACTTTGCGCCGTGTAGGCGACGATGCCTGGCATTGGGTCGTCCATCAAATGACACAGTGGACGGATAGCGATCACGTTGTTCTTAAGCGTATTGGTGCGCGATATCGGGCGGTTATCCACCACCTGAAATTCTTCGCCACCACGTTTGCTTACGCGCTCAACAAACACGAAAGCATCGCCGCTGTCTTCCGTTACGGGGCCGGTCACCTTGAGCAACACCTTGTAGGTATTGTTGTTGTACTTGACCGAACCACCAGCAATGAAGTAAACAATCTCGCCCACATTACTTTCAGTGGCCTGACCACCAGTCGCTTGAGCAAGGGCAGTTGCAAATTGTTTCAGTTCATTCATGTTTTTCTCTCAATTAGTCACTTATGCGTTTTTAATGGTCTTGACTGCGGCCTTGCCAGCATCAGTCAGTTCGATCATGGGTGTCCAGGTAAAGCCTTCTTCGTCTGGTTCTTCCTCGGTAATCACAACCAAGCCTTGCTTGTCCAGCTTTTTGTACACGTTGATGCCGGCCACCACCGCACCCCAGAAGTCTTTTTCATTCTTGTCTGGTACTTGCGAGATTAACACACTTCCGCCATGCGTTGACAAGAAGGTAAGTGCTTGTTTTTCGCCTTCGGTCATGATTATTTCTTCCGCTTCTTGTTGCCAGGATTGACGCCAATTGCCTGGGCAGCATCACGCTTGGCTTTGCCATCGGCAACTTTTTCCTGAGTGGTACGAGTGTCAGGCTTTTGGAAGAAAACCTGAAGCTTCTCGCGTTTGCGGGATTCTTTGCTCATCAGTAGCTCCCGAAGGTCAGGAAGTCACGTGCCAGATCCAACTTCTTCTGTTCGCTCATGAGACGGTTGGCGTATTTGTCCGACATCGCAAAAGCACTGCGAACTTGCTGTTCAGTTTTGTTGAACTCGGCAACGAATTCTTGCACCTTGGCTTCACGTTCAGCCAATTTCTTGGCATTGCGTTTGTCAGCCTTGGCTTTGTTTTGTGCGACCAGCGTCACATAGAAGGAACGGCGTTTCGCCAGAGCGGTTTCAACCAGCCCCAGGATCGTTGGCGTGTACTCGACTATATATTCGAACGTTGGGTTGACAGCACGAACGCCGGCCGTTTCTGGAGGATATTTGACGTTGACCGCAATGCGATCAGCCCAGATCATCGCATTGAACTCCAGACGAATCGCCATCCCGTCGACTACACTGCTCCATTGCACGGTAGCAATGAGGCTGTTGGGCCCGTCGTTGTCCAGCAGCTTCAGCTTGAAGTCATGACGTGAACGTTGAACCTCAGCGATAAAGGATTCGTCACGTTTTTGCAGTTTTGGTGCAGTCATATTGCCTCCAGTTCAGATGTTCCTATTATAGGTTCAAATGAACCAGAAATCAACTATTAGATGGTTGCCGTGAGTGTAACCAGAACAACGTCGTGGCCTCGTTCTTTCAGGAAGGTGATATGGTCGGTGGCCTTCTTCTTGGCCTCCTCGATCGTATCGAAGTAAGCCATCCAGGATATCCATTGGCCGATACCTGAACCATCAGGATAGGAAATGGTATAGCCGACTGGAGTTATGGTTGCCATATTAGCCTCGAGCACCAAAGTCGCTCAGACGCAGGGCGCCATTTTTGAACTGTTCGATTTTCTCTTTACGGGTGCGTTCGCACAATTCAGGGAAGGCGGCCCGGAAGTCTTTGAGCAGCGCGTCAACCCAGAAATTACCCACTTCGGGGTGTTTTGGATCGGACATATCGATGCGGTACTTTTCTTCATTCTTGACGGCAAATTCCGTGAACTCGTCGGTTGGCAGGAACTGACTGTTTGCGACTGCGGTCAAAGTATTCCACATAGTTGGCTCCGTTAGTTAATGTAAAGATGATAACACGAATGAACCAACTAATCAACTAATTTTCATTTGCTCCAGCATACGCGTCACCAAAGCTTTGAGTTCCTGTGGTTCGTATTTCAAGTATGCGTCTGGGGTTGGAATGGTTAGATCCGGGTATTCCTTTCGGGTCCAGATTACTGAATGTTTCTTCACAGTCGGAAACTCGAATACCATGAATGCTGTAAAGAGCGACTGATCATTCGTGACATTATGAATTTCAGTGTGGGGCTGATAGTGCATATCGCCAGGATGTAATTCGATAGTCTTGACTTCGTCCAAGCCACGTTTGGTCAAGTGTTTGAGCTTGATTTTCCGGTCATGATTGTCTGGATGTAGCGCGGACGTCAGCTCGTATGCGTTATAGTCATCACGAGTGTTATTCAGCTTGTAGACACGATTGGTGATGTGGCCTTGCAGCACCAGGATCTGACTATCGTACAGGTGATTGTGGATCTGTACGTTCTCGGTATCGATCGGCTTGCTGGATGGATCGATGATGTAGAGGCGAATCGTTTGGTGCGGCATGAAGTCGAAGCAAACGTAATTGAGCCCTGGGAAGTGAAAATTCTTGATGCTGAGATCGACCATGCGATCCAGGTTGTGTTTTAGTTGTAGCTCAATCCATTGAGCCCAGAATGCGGTCGATTGGTTCATTTTGTGTTTTTGCAAGGAAGGTTGAACACATCAGGATAGATTGGCACATAGTCGGCAGCAGCACGTTCAGAGGCAAACCAGGTGCCATTAGCTGCAAGATGGAGTGGTTCAAACTTGAGCCATTTCCAGCCGTGCATGAACTGATCTTCCTTTGCATCGTCTGGTAGAATGGAATATTCGATCATGAAGCCTTGGTTGACTTCATCGAAACATACTTGAAGGGAATGCGGATGGGAGCGACGGATAGCGTCTATGGCCTGAGCTTGCGTGGGCTTCGGCTCTTCTTTCGCTTCCTGGATTGCGACTGGTTTAATCGCCGTTGGTGATTCTTTCTTAGCACAACCAGAGATCATCACAATTTCGGCGAGGATGAATAGCACAGCTAAAATGGCAAATGGTCTCATGGCACTCCTCATAAAAGTGCCATTGTAGCATCACCAATGCCAGTTTGATCACTTACATGGCAAACCAGTCACGTCTGGTGAGAAGCGGGTGTAATGATCGCTATCGAGGTCATCTACCCAGTAGGTACCGTTTGCCGCTTTGTTCAGGGTGTCGTACTGGATATGATACCAGCCGCTGAAGAACTCGTCATCGTTGTTGGGAAAATGAACAAAGTATTGATTGCTTTCCGAGTCGTAGCAGACCTTGTCAGAACGATTATTGCCACGTTTGACCGCCGCTAATGCCTTATCGACCGGCACCGGAGCGGGACAACTGTGGGGCTTGTTCTTGAAGTCGGGATCCTGCACCTCTTCAGGCTTCGACATTGGTGCTGGTTCGATGGGCTTTATGGGCACCACGGCGGCAACCGGCGCAGGTTCAACCACTTTGGGCTTCTGCGACAGCGTTTTTATGATCACACCGAAAGCCAGAACAGCACCGATTGCAATCGACCAATACTTGAGTTGCTTTTTCTTGTCCATAAATGAGTCCTTCGTGTGAGGGACTCATTTTAATGAAAAATTAACGCCAGAGCAAGTGAAAATTACCAGCCATTACTTTACTGATGGAAGCTGATTTGTCCGTCATGTGATCCTTCACTTGATCTTCCTGGAAACGGTAAGTGCGAGTCTTGTCGCCACGCATACCGGAACCAGTTTGACTCAATCGTTCACTTGATTGCCGCGATTGCTCATCCGCTGAAGCACCAGCATTCAACTTTGCCAAGATGGCAGTCTTTGCCTCATCCAACGAGTTGATGCGACTTCTCGTTTGTGCAGTAGCAACAATACCTGAAGCCAAGTGTGTGATGCGACATGAGTTCTGATGTTTGTTGCGATGTTGCCCACCAGCACCTGTACCAGAATACCATTCAATCGAGAAGTCTTTTTCATTGAACTCGATAGTCTGAGCTTTCTTGGGTTCGACCACAGATACGGTTACCGTACTGGTGTGGACGCGACCTTTGCGTTCAGTTGGTGGCACACGCTGGATGCGATGTCCGCCTGCTTCATTGTCTAGTTTTGAGAGATCATCACCAGTTATTTCGATGGTGATATTGCCGTCACCGTTATCGGTGAGGTGATTGATTCATCCGACGCGGGATGCGTGCTTGATGTATGCTTTTGCCAGATCGGCAGCGAACAGTCGAGCATCGGCTCCGCCCTCAGCTCCTCTTATTTCAATAATTCTTTTCATATTAGCTCCTTGATAAATATTGTGCAGTTCACGGAACGGGAATTCCTAACTGCTCTAATACTAACATGGAGTATCAGCTATGTCTATTTATGGCAATTCAAACGCCAATTCCAGCTACGACTTAACACCAAGTTACTACGTCTACATGTATAAACGTGAACATGATTCACCAAGAGGTGATCGTGGAAGCCCTTACTATATTGGGAAGGGTAAGGGTAAACGCGCATATTCTAATAATCATTCTATAGGAATACCAAGTAATATGGATCAGATCGTCTTCATAGAAACTAATATTCCAGAAGAAACAGCATTCATGCTTGAAGAATACTGGATATCATATTTCGGTAGAATTGATTTGGGCACTGGTTGCTTACACAACAAAACCAATGGTGGAGATGGTGTTTCAGGTATTGTTGGAAGAACACCATGGAATAAAGGAAAACCTGGTTATACTATGCACACTGACGAATACAAGAATCAAGTACGCACGGCCATGTCAAAAACTCTAGTGGAAAAATATGGTGAAGAGCGAGCCAAAATAATCAAAGATAATGCTTCTGCCCGTTTGAAAGATAAAACACATCAAGAAATATATGGAGAAAAATCCGAAAATATTAAAGCCAAAATAGGCACAACACTCCAGAAACCACTAATAGAAATAGTTGGTAAAGATCGTTTTGACGAGGCTATCGCTCATAGACAGAAAAACTATAAGCTCCATGGCTTTCAGTTCAAGAAAGGTATGGAACCAAGCAACAAGTTGACTATACCAAAAGTTGAATTAGAAAATATGAACGAAATGAGGTTGTCCGGTGTTATTTGGACAGAGATAGCCACGCAGTACGGCTATTGCTTACAAGCAATTGTGCGCAATTTTAAACAGGAAAACTTGGTTCGTATTACTGAACGCACGAACCCAGAATTGAAGATGCTTAAGAAACGTCAGTGAAATCTTGGCCACCTTCGGCGCCACGAATTTCGATTATGCGTTTCATAACGTTCTCCTTGTTGAGGTAAAGATGGTACATGATTAATCATGTACCATCAAGAACTATTTAGTGCGGGACATTGCGGGCAACAATCACGTATCGTCCGTTCTGGATGGGTTCGCAGCCCGCGATACTAGTGTGCGATGTGGATTTCATGAAACGAGTCCAACCCTGTGCATCGACAGACACGATACGATATGGGGTGTCAGCTTTCACCTTACGAGGCAGCCATGCGTTCTTGGGGTCGCTCGACAGGAACATCACAATATCGTTTACGTCAGCACCAGTGACTGATTTGAATACACCACGGACGTACGAAACAGGAATGGTCATGACGTGCTCACCAGGAAGAATACATGCGGAGGACCAAACGCATCCACGACCTTGCGATGCTCTTCTTCCAAGCCATCATACAATGCTTGATACTTGGCCTTATCGTCTGCCGATGCTTCGAGCTTCAACGTGGAGACCGCGATATCATGCTCGCATTCATCGAATTTACCAAGCTTAATGCCAAAGGCGATCGGAGACACCTCGGCAGACCCGCTGTACTTTGACTCAAATCCATGCACGCCCTCAATCTTATCTTCCAGCAGACCATCCAGATCCGAGTCATGCTCGTCAGTGATATGCTGATAATCTGGATCGTCGCGGGACAGATCAAATGCCACCTTGGTACGGTTATCAGGCGAGATTGGCACGCCGTAGTAGATGGTAAAAATTGCGTAACTCATTATGCTTCCTTGGCTTGGGCTTCAGGTTTTACGTCTGGATCGTAATTGTACAGGAAGTCGCCAGCTTCACGCAAGGCGGTTGCCAGAGGACCATTCTTGTGCTGATCCAGCTCAGCACGCAATTCTTTTGGAGACATTGCTTCCATGTCACGCAATACCTGCTCAAGTGCTTCATCCTTGGTCATTATTTCTCCTGGCTGTTTATTGTCACCACTATGCGATAAATACCTGATAAACCCTATGAGGCAACTATTATGATTACCATTAAAGGAGCAGTACGTTTCAGTGGCTTGGTGAAAATCAAGATCATCACAGGTTGGGAAGGCTTGGATATTCAATGGGCTCAAGCTGACACTACCTGGGAAAACTGGTTCTAACAAAAAGCCCGGGACGTCCCGGGCTTTTTTATTCCCAATACAACTTGGTGAGCACTATTCCAGTCATCACCAACAATCCCACCAACTGCCCCACAGTCATGCCGTAACCCAGCACTTCTGAGACACCGGGGATCACAAGCAAGCATGGCACCGCAATACCCAGGAAGAACACTAGGAACCGCTTGGGCTCAGGAAGCTTGTTGTATTTCTTCCAGACGTTCATGCTAGTCGAGCTGGTGCAGTTGCAACACGGCGGTGGGGCCCACTGAGGTTTGCTTGGTTTCGACCTTGGCTTCGATAATGACCGCACGATCACCCAGGCGCGAATTCAGCTCGTTGATCAACGACTGGATAGCAGCCACATCTTGTGGCGACTCAAAGCTGGATGCCAGTTCGCCGTATTGCAGGCGTCGCTGGACAAGCTTCATTTGGTATTCATTCAGTGGAAAGTATGCTGGCATGTTCAACTCCTATTTGAAAAGTTCTTCGTAAATTTCAGCTTTGCGTTTAGCGATACGCTGCTCTTCACGCATTCGCTCTTCTTCTTCAAAAACCGCACGAACGATTGCTTGACGGCGGAACTCAATGTGTGGTTCCAGCAACTCTTTGCGCAGGTTCATGGAGTACTGGTTATTCGCATCACCATTCCAGTCCACGTATGCGATGAACACAACCGAAGTATCGCTCAGCACCTGACATTCAACAGAGGTCCAGGTAGCAGCATCCTTGGGCATGTGACGAATCCACAGCGAGGTCAATCCCATGGTTTTTGAATCCAGGGTGAACGGGAATAGTTTGGTGTTGACTTGGTTCATCAGATTTGCCTTATTTTCATTCAGTATGGTAAATGATATGGGCCCACCATGCAAGCGCACAATGGGCCCATTCGTCTACTTTTACTTGGGCTCTTTGCGAGTCCAGTTGGCTTTTACTACCAGCATCAGTTCATTGATGTGGGAGCATGGTTTGCGGTCACCTGGTCCTTTGGTTTCACGGGGAGTGATCCGGCTGTAGATGGTGGCCAGACCGTCCTGAAAGTCGATCTCGCCGCGATTGTTGACGATAATTTGCGTATCGTCGTATTTGCTGAAATTCTCATAGCCTTCACGGGCCAGGTATTGCATCACATCATCGATATTGATCGCCATTTGTCACTCCTGAAAGTTGATGAAAGGGGCCCGAAAGCCCCTTCATTTTACATCGACCAGTAGCGCTCAGTACCGACGTCAGTGCAGGAACCTTTTTCGCTGCGGCGAATCATTACCACTTTGCCGCTCATCAGGTTGGTGGTTTCTACCATTGGGTCCAGGTAGGCGTCGAAGTATTCGCGGGTGATGACCAGGTATTCGTCAGCATCGCGGTTGTTAGTGCGCAGCAGGGCGCTCAGAGCAATTTTCGCACCGCGGGCGTTGTCGAAGTGACGGATGCCATAGTGTGGTTTGGTCACTGCGCGGTCGTTTTTCAGGTCGAAAATAATGTGTGCCATTTCTTTGCTCCAGTAGTTGTTCACCATGTATCGTATAATACATGGTGGTTCATTTGGAGTCAAGCGAATATTTTCACATGGCGTCAAATAGTTGATTAGCTGGGGATGTACTGAGGATTGGCCTTATAGAACAGGTCAACCAAGTCCTTAGCTTCGCGCATGTTGGCCGCACGTTTCTTCAGGGTGGCCCATTTCCAGCTGGTTTCAGATGGTACACGAACACGCACCGTCAGCTCTGGATGGTTACCGGATTTGGCGATGCTGATCTTGTAATCAACTTCGCAGGCGATCATGGCCGCAGGCGTTTTATCCTGGTTGTCGAACGTGGCCTCGGGCCAACCACGCTTCTCGAAAGAACGATAGCGGCCGGTTGGTACTGGTTGCACTCGCCAAATGAGTTTCATATTTACTCCTTAGTCGGCGTCAAGCTCATTGGCGATCTGCATCGCGTAACGATTCCAGAAGAGGCCCTGCTGGCTGTTACGCAGCATGACGTCAGCCATTGCACGACCTTGCAGGTGCTCATATGGCAGTTCGCGGAAGTTGGACTCGGCGCCGGCGATCTCCAGCACACGTTCGATCAGGATCGAGCTGGCGTCACCTGCAATTTGTTCCAGTTCCATGGCATACGCATGAACAAACTTGATGTAGTTCAGCTGTTGATCGAGCGTGATGTGCTTTTCGCCATGGAACGGCATGTCGTTGACGTGGCCAGCCAGAACAGCCAGTTCCATCCAGCGTTGAAATGGGATAGACGTTACTTGTTTCATAATTATTCCTTTGGTTGACGTTCAGCTGCATCCAGGCAGGAGATGACACTGCTCATTTTGTTCCGTGCTTGGCCCATGTAGCCAACTTCTGGGATTGGTCCCAGGCTGTCGATACGTGCCATGCCCTGATGCATCAGTTCGCGCAGCTCGTCGTAGATGGATGGATCGGGTTGGACCTTGACATCGTGCCAGTCCTTGATCAGAGAGGACGAGGCATCGGCATTTTCTTCCAGACGCGTGATCACGGTCATAGCCATACACAGCATCTGCATGGCGTCCGAGTGAGACAGGTCCGAGACTTTGATCGATTTCGCTGAGCCATCGGTCTGCTTCGCCAGCATCGCCTGGAAGGCTTCGGGTTCAAACGTCAGCGGCAAGCGATTTTCCGGCTGTTTGGCGCGTCGTTCAACGGGCATCTCGTATGGCAGCGTGTCGTCGCTGTAACCCATGGGATCGCCGTTAATCGTCACCAGGTGCGTATCCCAGCGACCTTGCGTCCGCATTGCGGCGGAATAGGAAGGCTGTGGGATGAACCGGATGCGATCGTATGGGGTCAGTTGATCCAGCAGCGAGCCACTTTTGTTGATTACATCGCGTAGCTCAGCTTGACTGTTGACCGTTACAGTGGTGGCCAGCGACTCAGCCAGACCACCACGATGGAAACGAAAACGCATATTGCTCTCCTGTTGTCAGTTGTTCATATAGTATAGCTCAAATGAACAAAAGTCAACTTTATTCTGGTTTGGCGTGGAGCGCTTTCATTTCCAGACGACGGGCATCCTTGGCGGCTTGTGCTGCTTCACGTTCGCGCAGTTTGGCAGCAGCCGCTTCTTCACGAAGACGGATTTCTTCAGCTTCGGCCGATTCCTTTGCCGCCTTGAAATCAAGTTGCTCGCGGATGTATTCGAAGGCGAAGAATTGCATGAAGTGTGGGCCTTCGCCCATACCCATAGCGATACCCTTGCCGTCTTTGTCGTAGAACAGGCTGATTATCGAGCCATCCAACAGACGCAATTTTTCTGTTCGGGCGATGGTCAGCTTGAATGCGTCCATCTCGAATTTTGGTTCCATCAACTTTACTTCATTCATTTATTGCTTTCCTTATATTCATTCACATGCTTGCAAGTATGCCGGAAACCAAATCCCGGGCAGGAGCATGCAATGCGATCTTCCGTGATCGTCAGCGTGTATTCATTACCCTTGCTGCCCTTGACTTTCACATACTTGGGTACAGCCGGTGCCGCTTTGCGTTTAGGCTTTGGCACGTCAGGCGTGTACTTAAATTTCTTACCGTTCCAGGTCAGGATCTTGCTGAAATGCAGAACCCGCACTGGCATATCTTTGTCGCCCGTAATCCGCACCGTATCAGGTTCGTCATAGTCGGCCGAACCAACCACTTTCCCCGTGAAGGTAAGCGTCTTGGGCTTGTTGGGAAAGAAAGGCTCATAGAGCGGCGAGTTATGCGACAGCACCACCGTAACTTCGGCATCCTTGACAATGATCGTATTGGCCATTATCGCACCATTTCACGCAAGATGAAATGGGCAACCTCGCGGGCTTGCGGAGTAGTTGCATCCAAGTAATGGATGTTGCGAGTACCGCTTTGCACTTTGGTGATCATCTGATTGACTTGCTCTTCCGTGATCAGGCCGCGATGAATCAGAGTCGCATATACCCGCTTGACCCGTTGTAACATTTCTTGACTAGATGGCGTCTGGGACGCAGTACGCTCAACCAAGCCCGTGCGTGGGTTCAGGCCAAAACGCGAGTCGATGCGGATGTTTGCCATGTTAGCTGATCCTTATGCCGATAGGGTGATCGATTGCTTTGTCGTTGAACGAGTCGATGAAGTCCTGATCCAGCAGCTTCCACTCGCGGCCCACCAGGAACGCCTCGACGACGCCAGGAGCGGTCATTGTGTACACAACCGGATGATTGCCGCCATCAAACACCAGTTCGGTGCCATCTTGACCAACGATCTTCATGTCGCCGTAGCTCATGTTGACGGGCACCGCGCCGAAATCTGGATCGGTGAAGGAAATGGTGTTATCGGGATTGATCGTTGCGACGAGCATATCCCGCAGCACATCATCATCTTGAATCATGTCGTTCATAATAGCTCCTTAGTTACCAGGATTATAATGAACCAAATGAAATGAATCAAGCGAATTTCGACCAATCAAACTTCAGGAAGAATAGTACCTTGTCTTCCGGAGTGGCAAACGAAACTCCCCAACCATCAAAGCCGGGAACGATCTCACCATCTACATGCTCTAGAGCAAGTTCAATCTCTTCGTAGACGCCGACCACCAACGCGCAGTTTTTACCATCTGAGAACCAGTCGCGGAAGCGCTCAGGATAGGCCCAGTGAGTTGGGCCATCAGGTATTTCACGAGTCATTCCAGAGTTACTCTCATAAAACTACGCTTGCCCACCTGCAAAACGAACGTACCAGTACCCAGAATGGTATCAGTTTGCGTGATCAGTTCACCATCAACTTTCACACCACGGCCGTCAATCTTGCGAGTTGCATCGCTAGCACTGGAACACAGCCCCGTAAGTTTCAGGATGTTAGTGAGGCGCACATTGATGTCACGATGTGTGTACGTGACCTCTGGGATTACGTCCGGGATACCACCAGCTGCCCGAAGCATAAAGTCAGCCAATGCAGCATCAGCCGACGGTGCATCGTGAAAACGAGTCACCAGCTCTTTGGCGAGTTCAACTTTCAGATCACGAGGATTCACTCCGCTCAATACCTGCTGACGTACTTGTTGAATCTCAGAGGACGTCTTCCACGACAACAATTCGTAGTAGTTCACCATCATGTCGTCGTTGATACGCATGACTTTGCTGAAGATCGTATTCGCGTCTTCAGTAATGCCGATGTAGTTGTTCTTACTCTTGGACATCTTGTCGATGCCGTCCAAGCCCACCAGCAAAGGCATAGTGAGGATGCACTGCTGCTCGCGGCCGTAGGCTTTCTGAAGCTCACGGCCCACCAACAGATTGAATTTCTGATCAGTACCACCAAGTTCCAGATCCGAACGCAATGCCACGGAATCGTAGCCCTGCATCAATGGGTACAGGAATTCGTGGATGGAAATTGACATATTGCCCTTGAAGCGTTTCGTGAAGTCGTCACGTTCCAGCATCCTGGCCACCGTGTACTTGCTGGACAGTTCGATCATGCCCTTCGCACCCAACTTACCGCACCATTCGGAGTTGTAACGCGTCATGAAGCCAGTTTCCAGATTCATGATCTTGCGCACTTGACGCACGTAAGTCGTGGCGTTCTCTTCCACTTGCTCGGAGGTTAGCGGTGGACGAGTGCTGTTACGCCCAGTCGGGTCACCAATCATAGCCGTAAAGTCACCAATCAGCACCGTTACCTCGTGACCGAGGTCTTGTAGCGTGCGCAATTTGTTCAGCACCACGGTGTGTCCAAGGTGCAAGTCTGGAGCAGTTGGGTCAAAGCCCAGTTTGATCCTGAGCGGCATACATTCGTCACGGCTCTTTACCAACTTCTTCACAAAGTCTTCTTCGACCAGCAAATCAACCGCACCACACTTGATGAGCGTGAGAGCATTCAGGATATCGTTATCAATCATGGCGTTTTCTTTCTACTTTTAATCTGGGACAAGATATGTTGGGTGATCTGTATCTGACGTGCTTCGTCATCATATTTTTCATTATACGACGATTCCACCTTGACGCATTCTTTTGCCCATATCGGCCAAGCAGTCGTGGGTGATTGGCGTATGGTCGATTGTGACTGTTCTTTAATAACATGAACGGTTGGCGCCAACTCAACTAACTTGTCTCGCCAAGTATCAGCATGCTGAAAAAGTTCTTGTCTGACTTCGGATCGTTCGTATGTGACCTGGATTCCCAAATACTCAAGCATCTGAGTCACTCGACCCAATACCGCCATCTGTTCTTGATCCGAATCGCCCGAAATTTTGATTGTGACAATGCTGCCCATTATTGCTCCATAGTTTTCAGTATGGTAATGGGCAGCGATCAAGAAGCCAAATTGTGGCTTTTCAACTAGTAGGAAACCAAGCCTTCTTCGTTCACTCCCATGGCAAGCATCGCCAGGAACTCCCAGACGTCATAGGCGGTCGAGGACTCGACGAACGACGCTTTGCTGAGCACCAGGAACATTTCCCGGCATTCGTCAGCGGTAAAGGCCAGGGAAAGGGGATTGCCCTTGAATTGGCGCGTGGCATGAACGGGATGCAGGTCAACTGGGCCATTGAACCGTTCAAACAATACCGCCATTGCCGGTGCGCCAATAATCACGAAGTCCGAGAATTCTTTCCAGCCGCGTGCCGATACGCAGATACCTGGACTTTTCAGACTCAACCAGTTATCTGGGTTCTTGATGAACTGCCGGGTGGTTTCGATGTAGATGGTCACGATCAGTCCTCGATGAGATCGATTTCAAAGCTGCTGAGAGCCACCAACTTACTTCCGAGCATAACCATGCCGATTGCCGGATACAAGGTGATTGCTCGGCTCATTTGAATATCACCCCGAAGGCGCGACATCTGGGTTTGTATTTCAGCACTATCGGAGATCGGCTTTTCCGTATAGCAACCGAAGATGTTGCCCGTTGGAGTAGTGACCTTTACATAAATTTTCATGCTGGTTCCTTGGGTTGATTAGCCAGAATAGCCACCAGCTCTTCCACCTGTGCTTCCGTGCAACCAGCGTCGACGAGTTGATGTTTCATTTTCTTGTAGAACTTGTCCATGGATACGGCGGTGCTGCCAGCATGCCATTTTACCCGTTCGTGTTCGCTAGCTAGGGCATCGTAGTAGTCACCCACTTCCGCTACTGGCCAGCCGCGACGATTCTTCTCAGCTTCCTTGAAGTCAGCTTCCGTTACTTTGTGGCGGGCGCGGAACCATGCACGAGTTTCGTGAGCGGTGACCACCTGACCAACCCGCAGGATCTGCATGGGGGTCAAGGTGGCGATAAACTGTTCGAGTGTTTTCATGATATTCAGACCAACTTGTTGATGCGTGCAACCGCAGCCAGCATTTCGTCACGCATGACAATCAACTGATTTTTAACATCGGCCGGCATTTCTTCCACATCTGGTTCAGGTTGGCCGACGTCAACCGAAATCAGGCCATTTCCCTCGATAATGTCATCCAGTACGTCGTTGATGCTAAGACTGATGGTCAGACAAACTTCACCTTGTGCGGAGCCTAGTGCATCGCCGAAATCGAACATGGTCTTCATTTCTTGTTCGCCCATGATGGCGTCAGACAAGAGCACTTCAAAGTTCTTGGTGGTCTCGTTGAAATATACCGCGGTACCAGCCAGTCGAAAATCATTTGCGCTCATGTTAGCTCCTTATTCAGATAAGTCATTATAAACTCAAATGAACGCAAAATCAACTACTGGCTGATTAAGTCCAGGTATCAGCTTCGTCGAGGGCCAGACATGGATTGGCGAACTTGCCAATTTCGCGTTCTTCCCCGCCGTATTGGGGAATTTCGTACAGCGTGCAGGTGCCGTCGCGCTGTACGCGAACCACCGCATAGCTTTCTTCGCCCAGATACTTGGTGATAGTCAGCTCGCCAGTCTGGTTGTTGTACTTGGTGTCAAATACACTCATTTCATCATCTCTGCGAGGGTGTGGTTCTGGAACCCGTGGATGTATTCGTGGAAGTCGCTAGTATGCTCGAACGACACCGTATCGCCGGGTGCGGTCAGTTTGATTGGGTCCAGCTGGTCAGCTTTGCCCGTCACCTCGCCTTTGATCAGCGTCGTATGTCCGACCAGCAGGATGACGACTTTGCAGGTTGCAAAACTCATGTTATCGGTTTCGGTCACGCTGATGCGTGCGATAGTGCCTTCAACTTGTGCCATGGTTAACTCCGGGTTGTCCGTCAGATTGACGTTGAGGTTATGATTCATTTTCACTAAATGTTCCGTGATTTCACGGATCTGATCCGGTGTACCACCAGCTTCCAGGAACTTATAGATGCACAGTTTGTGGTATTTTTCGGCCGCAATCTTGGCCGGGATCCAGTACTCGATCTTGTTCGTTGCTTGCTTGTAATCGTCCGTGTAGCTGGGGCCGCAGTCGTCGAAGTGGCCGAATTGCAGCCAATCTTGACGGGCCCCTTCCAAACTTCGTGTTGGGGTCTTGGCTCGTTCGCGAGCGCTTTTACGCTGGGCATACGACCGTTCCAGCGCATTCAAGAACGGGATCAAGTCTTCGTGCAGTTGCGCACGGAAAGCCGCGTATTTGGGAGTCTGAGTAGCCATTATGCTAAAGGCATCCGTTCGATGTATGCCTTCAATTTGGTGACGAACTCGTCGTAGGTCATCGACTCTACGCCATCCATGATGTCGTACGATTTCAAGCCCTTCGTGAATTCTTCGATCGGCACCAGGTCGTCATCGCACCATACTGGCAGATCCCAGCCGAATTCGCGTTGCAGCAGGTCAGGCTCTTTCATGAAACGTGTTTCGAACTCGTTCACGTCCGCGCAGTCGGTGATGTGTGCTGCACCATTGGGAAACTTATCAGATTCTGGATGCAGGGCCAGGAAGGCAAAGTTCGCCGCCAGTACTTCTGCACGTTTCAGTTGTTTCATGTTTGCCCCAGTGCGTTTAGATGTTCCTATTATAGGTTCATTCAACATTCAGATCAAGCACCAAATGAAAAAGGCTCCCGAAGGAGCCTTTGCTGTTGCGTGATCGATTACTTGATCACGTGGACGACGATGCCGTCTTTGCCCTTGACCGATTTGCTGCCGGTTACTTTCGGCACCTTGGCCGGCGCTTTAGGTTTGGTGGTAGTTTTCACGGCCGTCTTGGCTTTTTTGCTGGCCTTGGCAGCAGCAGCGTGGCGACGCGTTGCCAGCAGGATGGCTTCTGGCGAGGTTGGGTTCAGGGCTTTTTCTTCGGCGGTTTTGCGTGGACGTTTTACGACTTCCATGCGTGGGCGCGAGATTTTCTGATCCAGCACCTTGAAGGTCAGCTTGATCAGGGCCGCGTCTTCTTCGCTTGCCAGGTAGATCTTGTCCACGTACATGATCTTTTCGGCGAACTTTTTGCCGTTTTTCACGCTGTCTTCGTGCGTGTAGGCGACGACCTTGTAGAAGCCCGTGCAGTTGTTACGGCACCAGGTCAGGACGTCGTCCGGCACCAGCATTTCGGACTTGAACCAGAATTTGATCGGGAAAATGTAATACGGCGGGATGTCGCCGAAACGTTCGCTGTGACGGCCGAAATCTTTGATCGTGGTAGACATTTGCTTCCTCCTCTGTTAAGTATGTTCATATGATAAATTCAAATGAACAAGGAGTCAACTAAATTTTCATTTATTTTTAATGTCGGTCAAATACGCCATCAATTCATTGATCTTGCCACCTAGGGCCACGAACTTATCAACCTCAGCAATGTAAGCATATGAGGCGTTCATGTGCTCGGTCATCTGGTGATGAATTTCGGCAACGGCATTGGGATGAGTTTTACCCTCAACGGCCAATCTGAAGGCTTGATGTGCTCTCGTGTAGAACGTGACTATGTCAGCAATGATCGAAAGTTGTTCAACGGTTGCATTTTGAAAATGCGCCTTTACACGAGAGTCATCCATTACTAGTCCTAGAACTGGGTGGCGTTGATGTTGGATTCACGCAAGAATTTCGCACGAGCCATATTACGCAGGATGCGATCCAACAGAGCAGTACCGCCCAACAGGATAGAACCGACCACGATATTGAAGAAGATCGCACCAATTGGTGGATACATTTGACGAGAGGCGTTCAGCAAAATGGCAAAGATAAACAGTGCCAGACTGCGGGTACTCCATACAACAAGTGTTCGCATAATCGAACCTTTCATTACAGACAATACCTCATGATAACACCAAATGGCGCAAAAATCAAGTGAACTATCTGGGCTGAACCGTTAAGCTGAATTTGCTCACTAGCGCATCTTGCCTAGCTGATTCCAATTCAAAAATGTCATTAGCATAATTGCTATTTTGGGTTTCCACTTGTTGACGCTCCAAGAACGCAATACATTCATCAACGAAGTCGTCGATCATCTTTATGGTTACAGTTTCATCTTGACCCATATCTCGAATGAGTGTGGTTATACTCGTTCTCAGTTCCATCTTTGAAATCCTTTCAACTTTTTCATCATGTCTATCGGACTAACCCGAAGACCATTGCGATTTGCGTGTTTGCGCAATGCTGGATATTTATATGACGAGTTGATGGCCCATAATGACAGGTAGACCTTCATATAACGCGGCCCATGTGCCTGACTATCATCTGAATCGAACAGGTCAGTTACACAGTGCGCAAGCTCATGGATGACAACCATAGGATTTCTTGCCCAGCGAGGCAGATAGATGCGAGACTCAAATGTTCGTGCGCACCGTGACCCTCTGCCGTCATGCACGACAGGCGGATCACCTTGTAGATGAAGCTGATCAACCCAAATAAGATTGATGAGTGATTGACATTCAGGTAAGGTCAACAGGTGTTGAGAGCGTTCTGGAAAATAGTTGATCTCCCAGACATATAGGTGAGGAGCTTGGCCGGTATGTTCAGCAAAGTCTTCAAGTGTTGCGGCATCTTGCAAGAGGAATTCAACTCATGTTGGTTTCCTCTATTTACAGTCGTAAAAAAGCCCGCCGAAGCGGGCTGGTGTTGCGTGGGGCTGATTAGCCGCCGATCACGTGGGTGACGATACCGTCAGCACCTTTGACCGATTTGGTTTCGTCGGCCTTGGCTTCCTTCTTGGCAGCACCTTTGCGGGATGCGGTCTTGGCCTTGGCCGAATTGCCCGAGCTTGCTGCTGGGGTTTCAGGTGCAGCAGCCGGCGCCGCATCGCCCGAACCTTCAGCCGAAGCCAGGTTCGCGGCAACCAGGGCTTCGATGGATTCGCCAGGTTTGTCGGTCACGCTTGCAGCAGCAGCGGCGATTGCATCAGCGCTTGGCGCGGCGTCGGCGATGGTCGCGGTAACGGTCGGTTTGGTTTCGTCAGCGGCTGGCTGGCCGGCGTCGATGATTTCAGCAGGAGTTTCGATTTTTGCAGCTTCGGCAACGACTTCGGCTGGTTTCGACTCGGCTGGGGTTTCAGCTGCTTTCACTTCGGCCGTGTCGCCGGTCGGCGCCGCATCAGCATTGGTGTCGGCCACGGCAGCGGATGGTGCAGCTTTGGATTTGCGGCCTTTGGTGACGGTGATCAGCGGTTTGGTTTGGTCGTTTGCGTCTTCAGGTTCACGCAGGGTCCACCAGCCGTAGCCGATATCGAACATCACGTAGGTGTGGTTATTTTTCAGTTCTGGCAGGCCTTCGACCATCGCGGCGATTTCCTGGGTCAGTTCGGCGGTCACCGAGGTCGAGTTTTCGATCGGCTCCACGCGGATCATTGGGTTGCGGCCGGCGACGCGGTGGCTTGGACGCAGCGCAGTATACCAGACACCCGCACGGGTTTTCTTGTTCACACGCAGGCGAGTCATGCCTTCCAGGATGGCAGCGGCTACAGCATTCAGGGTCAAAATTTGGGTCATTGTTAATCTCTCCTCGGTGAAAAATATAATCTTAGCAGTAAGTTACTACCACGTAAGTTCAATTATAACAAACATATGAAAATTCATCAAAGGTCAAATGATTATCATCTGTTGTGGCTTTACAACTAACTTTTAAATTGCTACTAACTCAACATTGATGCCAGCGCGGTCATCTATTATTGGCAGCAGCGGATGCTTGTAACCATTTCCGAAATCCAAATACTCTTGCTGGACTTCTTCAGGGTCGAACAACCATTTTGTGCTCTTCTGGTATCCTTCACCTATTACCTGGTAAGCAGCAACGCTTACTTGAGGGTCATAGCCTTTATATACCAGACGCACGAAAGCTTCATGGTTCACATATGCCACCCGTTTGATTGCGTGCTTGCCAATTACGCCCAAATGCGCGCAAGTGCCTAATGCTTTCAAACTACCCACATGTGGGTACTGGTGAATACGATCACGGTAATACTTGGTCCTACGTTTCATCCCCCAGGATACTGGTAGATTGTCGTGGCCGCGCAGCGCTTGTTCAACTGCATCTTCATCTGCCACCAACCGCTCTTCATCCAGGAGGTCAGTATCAATTTCAAGAACGGCTAACCGCTCCTTGTCCGTACAGGCTTGATTTGCAAAGTGCAAAGGATACGCGATCGTAAGGTAAACCGCATCTTCATGACTTTTAACAGTGTGGGCCCAATTACTACGGCTAGTTAATGAACGTGGCATTATGCCTTGTTGCAGAATTTGCACTACGTTGGCTTCGCTTGTTCCATGATACACCAGCATAAGTTCATCCTCGTTGCCGTTCAGAATAATACACGTTTTATTTTCAAAAGCTAGGCTATCTGAATGTTACATCGCTTCAATTTACCAGCTATGAAGCTGAACAACAGCACATCCTCACATATGAATCATTATACATTCATCTGAACTACCCGTCAAGTGAACTTAGTCATATTGGGTCAAATACTCGTCAAGGCGACTTTTTGCCTCTTGCAACTCTTCATAGTAGCTCATGCGCAGATCATATTCTAATGCCATTGCATGGGCATCGTCGTCGTTGAATGGGTTGTTGCAAGACTTGGCGATCGTTTCAGGTGTATCATCGCCCACACGCGCTTTCAACTCGTCGAAACGCATCACCAACTCAGCTAATTTTTCTGTAGAAAAAGACATAACTATTCGTTCAGTATGGCACATGCCAGTTACCAGTATAGCAAATGGCTTTCAGTTGTGTGATGAACTTGAAAACAAAAATGCCCCGAACTTGTCGGGGCATCTTGGTGGGGCCAGGTTAGCTTAGGCGGCGGTAGCTGCTTTTGGCAGGCGGCTGTAGGTGTTCAGTTTCTTGGCCGACATCGCTTTGTAGAAGCCACGGCCAACTACTTCGACGTCGAAGTCGGTGCCGAGCAGTTCAGCTTTCACGGTGTCAGCGACCGGGGTGTAGTGGGCGTCGATATGCTTGCCGAACGGGTTGCCCGACAGTTTGGCGTTGTAGCGCGCCTTTTGCGCTTCCAGCTGGTCTTTCTTGTAGGTCTTGAAGCGCAGCGTACCACCGCGTCGGCCGCCGAAGGTCACGACGTTGCCTTGAATCAGTGCCAGACCGAAGATGCTGTCTTTGGAAGGAGCGCCACCAGCTTCGCCGCGGGTGCCGTTGAACGTTGCATGTGCCAGACCGATGATTTCGATTTTCATGATTTGTTACCTTTCAAGTAGTTGAAGTATTTGCTGCTTTGTCTTTGCTGCTTGTTCCGCAGCACCATGTATCACATTATGCAGTCAAATGAACTTGAAGTCAACACTTTTTTCATTCATGTTGTGAAAATTTCAAATCAGGTCTTTGTACTCCAGGTACCATGTGACAAACGCATTCAAGCCAACAGCAATAGGAGTATCTGGTACCCAATTGATTGCTTGTTGTAGTCTGGTGTTGACACAGGCAGTCACCAGAGGATCGCTAGCAGGTCGTTCCACTATCTCCACTATGGCAGTCATATTCAGACGTTCTTCCAAGCAGGTGATCATATCCCGCACCAAAACAGGTTGGCTATTGCCCACATTGAATACTTGATGGCCATTTGGCACAGCCATGAGTTTTTCGACCGCTATCGCGACATCGTCACAATAGGTAAAGTCGCGCATAACATCGCCATATAGGGTGATAGGCTGCGACTTCAGAATGTTGTCAGTGAACTTCCAATAAGCCATATCAGGGCGACCGTATGGGCCATATGCGGTAAAGAAGCGAAGGCCAGTAGTGGGAATACCAGTCAATGATGTGAAATTGCTGGCCGTCATCTCATTTGTTTGTTTGGATACGGCATAGAAGCTTAGTGGCTGAACGAGAGGCATGTCTTCACTAAAGGGTGGTTCCAATCCTCCATACACACTTGAGCTACTGGCATACAGGATATGCTTGACGCCATTTTTCTTTGCAACATCAAACACGACAGTGGTACCCAACATGTTTGACTTCGCATATGCGATTGGATTCACCTCCGAATATCGCACACCGGCTTGCGCTGCCAAGTGGATAACGATTTCAGGAGTGTGATGATAGAAAATCACATTGAGGCCAATCTCATCTGAAATGTCATGACGATACACCTTGCAACGAGTATGGACTTGATTTAAGTCCAGTCGTAGGTGTTTCAAGACAGTCGAGTAATATGAATTCATGTTGTCCACCAGAACAACAAAATTATCAGGATCTGCCAGTAGACGTTTGGCGATATGATAACCCAGAAAGCCAGCACCACCAGTTATAAGAATTGTACGCATTACATGATTGTAATTTGACTGGCGCTATGAAGCAATATCGGTGTTTAATTCGTCGAGGAATCCCGGTAAATATTCATTTGAGGTATTGATATGAACTATCATGGTTTACCATATCGAATACTGCATGGATTTACACGGATAATCAGTGCCATAAACTGGCATTGGCTTCGTAAGATGTTTGGTGGAAAGTATCAAGTTACGGACGCGGAGAAGGATTACATTAAAGCGCTTCTGGATATTCAACCATGTTTCATTTTGATCGAGGACCGTTCTTACCTGTCCAGTTATTTGATCCGCATCTTGTCCTTATTGTCAACCAATAAATGGCCAAGATATACTCATGTACTCATGAATTTTGACATTGGTTTGGGTTCACACCCAGACGGCTTTTTACTCATCGAAGCCACCAATGCAGGAGTACATTTTTCATCATTCGACTATGTGTTTGCGTGCGACAATGTTTGTCTTACCACCGTCGATATAACCAAAGACCAATGGCAGCAAATTCGTGTTGGTCTTGCCAAGCAATTGGGAAAGAAATACGATGACATGTTTGACATCGTGGACAACAGCCACGTGTCATGTGTGGAAATGTGTTGGGATGCAGTCGATGAGCTAGACGACCGTGGTATCGTCTTTCCATCATTGGTACGACAGATTGCTCGTCATAAGCAATTAACCCCAGAAGACTTCCTACATGGCAACGAGTTCATCCTCGTATACGAAACCAAGCACTAAGCTACTTCGTATGGCCCATCAACCAGATAGCAGATGCGGAACATTATCGCATCTGCTTCTTCCGTGAAGGACACCTTTATCACATCATTGCCACGTATGCTATTGTCCTGGTTGTCAATCATGATGTCGTAGTCACCAATCAATCTCGCGGCAATATCAGGACGTAACACAATCAACTTATCGCCCCACGTCATAATAATTGACATGTAGCCAAATCTCGCATGTAACTCGTTAAAGAGTCGTCTATGCCGTTCGACCAATAATTTAAACGTTGTAGCCATTAGCAGTATTGAAGTTTGAATAAAGCGGCCGTACTCGCCCGCGCGAAATAGAAAGTTTTCTCATTATTACGCCATGGACCATATTGCAACAACCATGCCTTAACCCCAGGCAATAAGTCTGGATCCCATACGGCCCAATGACGTTGCTCGGTCATCAGTTTGAACTTATCGTCAGGTACTTCAACTTTATGACCACCAAACGTTCCGCGACGAAAACGTTTGTCATATATTATATCACTTGTACTCATCGTAATCGAATGTTAGTTTGAACAAGGCCATATCAAGCTCGCTACTGAGTCGAATGTGAGCCACGCGGGTGATACCACTTCTGCTAGATTTGCTTGATGGTGCGGTAGTCATCAGCTCAAACTCAACAACATGAGTTCGCTCATCCAACCATTTACCCACAGGGGCGGCGTAGAGCGACTCGGTCAAATACTCATTCGTAAAACGACCATGACGTTCACTAGGCGTATTACCAGTATGCATCAACCCGTCAATGCGTTGAAGTGTGATGCTATATGGGGTCAAGCCGGGATAGTAGGCGTAGATGATCCGCCACAGTTTCCGTTTGAGGTCAGTTATGGCCTGAATGATTCGCCGCATCCGCACTCCGATTTCGCATTGGGGTTGTTGAAGACCAGATTATCAAAGAACCCATCACGACGATAATCAAGTTCAAGGCCACGGAGTATGTCTTGGTCTTTTTCTGGAATGTGGACCGTAATGCCATTGCTCTCATGAGGTACGAGATCGTCACTCAAATCGTTTACTAGCTCCAGGGCATATGCGTACCCACTGCAACCAGTACGACGCACGCTGAGCTTCAGCCACATGCCTTTGCTACGAGAAATCATCTCGCAGAAATGACGCATTGCTGAATCTGTTATTGTAATCATTATCAAAACCTCGTTAAATAGGATCCCATACTTAGGAGATCAAAATGGTAACACTAACTGATGCAGCATCCACAAAAGTAATTGACTTGTTGGCTTCAGAGCCAGCAGGAACACGTCTGCGTATTTTTGTTCAAGGTGGTGGCTGTTCTGGTTTTAGCTACGGCTTCACATTCGACGACGCGGTTAATGAAGACGACTTTCAGATTAAACTGGGTGAAACCACGCATGAACTTTTGGTCGATTCGATGAGTGCCCAATACCTGGAAGGCGCGGTAGTGGACTATGTGGAAGACCTTATGGGTAGTCAATTCAGCATCAAGAATCCACAAGCAACCACCACATGCGGTTGCGGCAATTCATTCGGCGTTTAAGCTGACCACAACAGGCGACACATAACGGCATCATCCGCAGATGCAAACTTGACCCGCACATGAATGTCGCCTGTTTCCAAGTTGATCAGTGCCTTAAACTGGTTTGGCCCATTTCCCGCCAACCACTCTTTCAAATTGGGCTTAATGACCCAATTGGTATCATACGTAGAAAGAACCATATCCCCTTCGTGCTTGGGTATATATTTGATCAAATGGAATAAGGATCTTCCTGGCCATTTGGTATGATTACGAATCATGATTTCTGTTGACTCATCGAACCACTTCAATGGATTGCGACAGAAATACCAATTCCAGATATGAGACACAAAGGAGGGCACCTCTTCATAGCAATACTGAATCACAGGCACGAGCCCAGATTTATCCAGCACATGCAGTATTACCGTCAATATGAATTCAAGCATCACAACCCCAAGTTAGTTTGTATAGTGCCATTTGTGCTTCGCTGCTAAAGTAGATCACGATGTAACGACTATGGATAGACGAGTGAAATGGTTCAAAGACTGAAATTTTATAAGCTCCTGAGGCCTTGAGCCACTCCTTAAACTCCAGTGTCAAATACTTCTCACTAACAGTGAAAATCGGATACGAGTCCATGCTGTAGGTCTCATACATATGAACTTGGACTTGTCTGCCTTGCAGCAGAGGAGATCCAGTATGAACCACAGTCGTCAGATCGTTGCGGGTTTGAGGGAAGCCACCACGAATAGACCAAGTCCAAAATGTTCGCATTACATGAATGATGAACACTCCCATACCAAACAAACTGTCAATGATAGCGATTATCATCTCATTAAATCGGTCAAGTAGGCTGGGCATCATGGGAAGGACAGTTTGAATGTCGCCGCATCAACGGCGTTACGAAATCGGATCTCTCCGATGTTGATATTCAGGTATATTGGTTGATACCAATCCATAATATTGAGTGCGCCGTAATCCATGGTTGCTTGCATAGTCAACGCATAACCATCGCATTGTTGCAGCCAGTTCCACATTGAAGTTTCACGAAACTTGGCCATGAATATGTTCACACCCTTGTCATAATCCTGTTCATGAATGGTCACATCGCGGCAAAGTTCCCGGCACGCCGCTGGATAGTCAATCACAGTACCGAGACGTAGTTTATTGGCGAGCTTACCAAACATAAACTTTTTCATTAGTACCTCAAACGATACATAACAGCATCGGCATCACGATGAAAAATTATCGTGAATTTGGGTTGGGCTCGGTCATAGTCATCCATAGCAATATGATGCGGAATTCCCCGTAACCATTGAACTAACTCGGGGTTATTAAACCATTCAAGTGGCTTCATGATATACGGATCAATATCGTTATGAATGAATTTTGTATAGTAATGCAACTGATGAGCAGGCACGTCGACTCGTGGCAGACGAGACCCGAAAATTCCATACAGGAAGGATTTGACGCGATGACTTATCATAGTGCCATTTTACTGGCAACTGGTAAGTTTGCAAAGGGAAAGTGAAATTCCAAAAGGTGAGGGGAGCACTGCAAGATGCTCCCCTCGGTTCACTGTTTGCTGGAATGGTAGCGAATCACCCCAACTGGCTGCGACAGCCATTTTTGACGCCTGTTTGCCATCTTAACGATAACAAGGTCCTAAGGTCAAAATCTTCTCTACTTCATGTCTTTATTTAGGAACTCAATAGCCACGAGTTTCTTTATTTAGATCCGTGGCAATTGAGTCCTTAATCATTGACCGCTCATGTGGTGTGATTGTAGATGTAATCTCAGCGCCTGTATCGATATCGTAGACTTGAATATTCAAGATCTCCGGATCATCTAACAAGTAACTGTTCTTATCATTCATACTACGCGAAGGCCAGGGACCACTCAAATTATAATTGACACCAACGTAGCGATCTTCATCGAGCTCGACTATTACTCGGTAGTGGGCAAATTCTCTAAATCTCATGACACCGCCAACGTCAAGCCAGGCGTGTGCAGGCGCTGTTTATCGGTTGGGCCGGCAGTAATGCTGTCGAAGATCAATTTGTAGACCAGGTGACCGTATTCCGGATCCTTGCCCACATATTGCAACGAGTAACGTCCGTTCGGTTGAAGACCCAATTGGCGAATCTTGTTGGTGGTAATACCAGCCAAGTACAAAGTGGCGGCGCCACCAGCTTCATCGCCAGTGCCTGGTTTACGCTGGAACAGTTTGGTGAATTGACCTTCGCCTGAGCCATACACTTCAGGGCCCAGCTCCGCATATTCAGGACTGCACAGAGTCAAAATGCTTTCATCGCCGACTCGAGACAATCGAATACCAGTTGGGCCATGTTCCAGACACTCACGAGTGAACTCGGCATTGAGGTTGATTTGACCTTTGCTATATTTCAACACTTGGTCATCATTGGCAATGTAACGGTCGATTTGCTTTTTCACATCAGCGATGGCATCTTCAACTGTATCAGAGGCTGCACGAGGGATGTTTGGATTGCGTTTGTGCATACCCATAGCATCAAACTTACCATTCTTTTTGACATTGCGGTACTTGATCTCCCAGGTACCATAAGATTCGGTACCATATTCCGGTACCGTTTGTTTCTCACTCAATTCAGTTTCATCGAGCTGGGTCAAGTTATAAATTTCTGAAAAACGCATGGAATTCTCACTATGAATTATATGCTGTTATTTAGTTTCAAGTGTCGTAAAAAAGCCCGGAAGTTCCGGGCTTTTGGATTATTTGCTTTCGCCTACAATCGAGTGAAATGCTTTCTTGAAGAAAGAGGGCTTGTCGCTTGATGTTGTGCCTTTAGGGAAAGCATCATGCTGACCATTTGGCAGCTCTACCAACCAAGTATCTGGTTTACCCGGAACTGTACCAACAATCTTACCTTCACGACCGCCGCAGTAAACAGTAGCACCAGTTTGATAAGCCATTGGCTCTTTCATACTGGCCTGAAACTCAGCCATCATTTCGCCTTCCGGAGTTTCAACATCATCCTCGGATACTTCTTCCGATTCAGCATCATCGCCCTTTTCGTCGGCATCGCCACCTGCATCTTCGTCTTCCTTGATGTATTGGTGGCCATACAGACTTTTCACATTACTTTTTTTTGGTGCTGCCGATTCCATGGTTGCATCCGAACCCACATGATCTTTGTGGTATTCGTCGAAGTAATCACCCGCGTAGTCTGCTTCTTCAGGGCCCATCTTTTCGCCAATGTTGGCGATGATGTATTGACGTGAACGACCCGAACGAACCATGAATTCAACTTGCTTCTCGATACGATCAATACGGGTGTAGTCAACCGTTTCCGTTACCTCTTCTTCGTCTTCACGAACTGGAGCATGATCACGATATTTTTCGGATTTTGCCTTGGCTGCGTTGTATTCATCAGCGTCGTGAGCATCCTGACTATATGGAGTGTTGTGCTGATCCATTTTTGCCATTTTGTTGAACTGACGACCTTGATTCAACTGAGCATTCTTGTTCAGCTTATCAGCAGCATTGCGTTGACCTTGTGCGAAGTGATCAGCTTCGTCTTTGGCGACTGCATAGCTTTTAGCTGACTGTGCTTTGTCAACACCCAAACCACCATGAGTAGCGGCTTGCTTATGGAAATCAGCAGTAGCGGCAGTTTTATCAGCCACACCTTTCACCGACTTGTATTTGTCAAGACGGGCTGTATAGGCACGATCAGCCAAGTTATCCGAAATCTCGTCCAACTGTTCTTCGCCGGAGTCATCGCCTTCATCACTGTCACTTTCTTCACCTTCATCTTCCATGACGTCGTCACCGCCACCTTCGCCATCTGGATATACATCTTCACCACCACCTTCCGATTCAGTCATCAGACCAGCCTCGGATGCGGTCAATTGCAGACGATTCAGGCTTTCGTCGTAGCTTTGACCCCAAGCCATAATGGATTCCAACAAGCGGTGGAAGAAATCACGGAACTTGGCCCACATGCCTTCCATCACACTTTCCTTAGCAGCAATCGACAAGGATGGTGAACGGTTTGAAATCGAGGAGAACTTCTTCTTGATCAATTCCAATTTGGAGATCAAGTCCGGCGTCAAGTGTTCTTCCAGTTCCTTCAGTACTTCCGCATACTTGACTGATTTGGTTGGCTCTGGGTTTTTACTCAGCGTCATAACAAAGCTGACAGTCTCGACCACGCGGGTGTAAACGATGTCAGCGGCACCGAACAGGTCAGCGATGTCTTCGCGAGTTTCTTGTTTTACTTCCTCTTCCAAAGTCTTAACTTCGGCGGACAATTCTTTGATACGAAGTACCTTCTGGGCCAGCTTCGTGTAGGACTGACTATTGTAGCTGGTAAGCTTCGCGGTAACCTTACCCTTTGTGGGTTCCATGGTAATACCAGGATGCGTGGCACGGCCATGCTCGTCACGGCCAAGTGTACTTACGGCGACCTTTGGCTCGTCTTTTGGAGTCAAGTCTAGTTCCATCAGGGAACCCTTGGCGTTCTCCATCAAGTTCATGAATTTACGAATATCGTGGGTCATATTTCTTCCTATGTGTCACCAATCAAGTCTGGTGTTAAACGTTGTTGTTTATTTATGAACACAAGGGCAGAAACATGCCAGTATGATTCTTGACGAAATCAAGCAGAAATCGATCAAGTTTTGAAATACCTACCTGGAGTTTACGACATCGAACATGATGGTTTTGACATATTTCGTCAAGAATATGATTTCATGATCCTTTCCTTCTTCGTGAAGGTATCAATCATTGGTGATGGTACTTGATTAGGTTCGTGGTAGTCGTGGTATTAAGCCATAGTCTTCTACGGTTGGTATCATGTATGTAATGTGGGTGATGGTATAGGCCGTATGGTGTATCGCTGAAGGTGAGTCTGAAGAGTACCAGGTCTGTATCGTGGAAGAGGATGAGGTGTACTTGGGTTGAGAAGCCGGGTACTGGGGTGTAGATATGGGCTTCTATTTGATTGTCTGTAATCCAGTACAGGAGGTTGTATCGAGTTATGTGAGTTTCCTGTAGGAGGATAAGGTGTATCATATATCGAAGGATAGTTTGAAGAGAGCTGCATAAGCTTCGTTGTAGAAGTCGAGTTTGATGGTGGGTTCGTGTGGATCGGTATGTAGGTGGAGGTTGTTTATGAATGCCAGTTTATGTTTGTTCTTGGTTAGCCATTCCTCGATATCTGGTTCGGGGTAGAGTTTATAGCTGTAGTAGTCTTCGACTTTTCTATGAATCTTAGTGATGCTGATTCGGTAGTATGTGTGGTAGAAGATCATCAGACAGACCAAGTGAGTTTGAAGAGAGCTGCATCGTCTTCGTATTTGAATTGGATTCGTACGGTATTGCGGTCGTACCAGATTTTGATCACGGGGAGGTATTTGGTCAACCAGGTTTGGAGTTCTGGGTTCAGAATAGCGGCCATGTGATCAGCGCTCATGTATGGGTGGGCGATTGGTGTGAGGAATTTCTCAGGGATGTTGACTGAGTATGTGGTTGCGTTCCAGAGGTTGCGGAGGATTTTGAGTGGTAGCCAGGCTTGTGCGATCAGTTTCAGGGGGTTATTGGTGAATTGATCGTAGGTATGAGGAGGGCGATTGATGGTGGTCAGCATGTTTTTGTATAGGGTGGTTTTGAATTTGCGTTGTACTCGTTGTTGGTGTTCGCAGTTATGTAATTTGATCATTGGTGGTGAAAATTGGCTTATCACCTCACATCCTATCTTGTGATCTTCAAGCCATGCCATCACCACCGGGTTGATGATGTGTACTCGAAAGTACCCCATATATTCATTACCCTGCGTGACCGGATATGTGTGTTTGTCGTCAAAGATCAGGATGGGCATGGGTGAGTTAATTTCCAGAGTGCCTTGATTGCCTGGAAGCGTGATTTGTTGATCTTCGGGAAGATCACTACCAGGAGGTTACGTTGTTTATTCGGGCCGATCATATATGCTTCTTCCAGGCCATTGATCCAATCAATAATTTCTGGATATACCCGGAGGCGTTTCAGTTCTTCGCCATCGCGATCGATGGCGATCTCGTCGTATATCATCCAGGGTGCCAGGAACAGTTTAAAGGGTTTACGCATGTCTGTGTTCGTCATGGATCGTCACCAGTGCGTCATTCAGCCCAGATATCTACTGGCACTTGCCAGACATTAATTTCGATGTTCTTGGCGATGGGGATTAGTGGGTATTTGAGGATCAGTACTGAGAGGTCATCATCGTTATCGACTCGGATGACTGTATTATTTTCCCGGAAGTCCCAGTAAAGCCAATCGATGCCTATGTCATCGAGATCTTTTTCAGTGTCGTCAGTCAACCGACAGAGGTCACCAAGGTCTCGATTGACGTGTGTATATGATTGGCAGTATTGTCTCGTGAAGGTAACTAGGTTTGACCGAATTGTTGAGATCAATCGTCTTCATCCTCGTCGGTTTCGTCGCCTTTCAGGCATTCCTGGGCTGCTTCCAGGGAGTCGACGATGAGGGCTTCATGTGTGGGGATTTTCTGACTGTCCAGGTAGGCGATTGCCGCGTCGTCGTTAGCGTAAGGGCCCGTGTAAGCGTTATCGTAAACAATCCACACTGGGATCGTTTTACGACGTTCTTCCTCTGCTTTCAGGCGAGCTGCAACCAGGGGTGCTTCAAGGGCGATTTCGCGTCGGGCGCGTTCGATTCCAGCCGCTTCTTCTTCGCGGAACAGTTCATCGATGGATTGGAATTGTGGCATGATGTTCCTCCTGAAAACACCATGATACATTCATATATGTGTGGGGTCAAACAGATCTGAAAATTAGGCCATGGCCCGGCCAGCGTAACTGGATTGGTACCAGGAATGCTGGATCAACTTCGATCACTACAGAGCCGGGCCAACGAACCACAATCGTATATTCAACTTCGAGTTCAGTCAAGCCGTTCCGAATATCATCGTGCAGGTCTGCGATTTTATCAGCAGCCACGAGGCCATTTTGGTCGATAGTGTTAAGGAATTTGTCCTGTAGTGTGCCGTCATTTGGCACTTGTTGGCATAAATGCCATGGCACTATTATCTGTTGTGTCATCGAACAGGTTTAGTTGATCAGGGACATCTGGCCGGACTTTTTTGCTGGCACCGCAGGCTTGACGAACGATGGGCCGGTCTGGCATGCACTGGCGATTTCCAGCAGTTGACGCCAGTATTTCATCATTTTCGGGCGGATGCGATGAATCTGACCTTGCGTCAGGCCATTACGCGCAATGCACTGTTGCGCGACGCTGGTCAGGAACTCGGCGTCGAAAGCTGTGAAGCCCACGCTGTTTTCGCGGTTGGTGGTAGACGAACGTTGCTCGTCGGCAGTTTGACGGTTGTAGATCTGAATTAGCGCACGTTCTACAGCACGATCATTGGTTTGGATCAGGTGCTGGATGTGCTCCTTAGTCCAACCATTTGCTGCACGGGTCTTGGTAGCTTCTTTCATATCTGCCTCCGTTCATTAGATACCACATTGTAGTTTCAAATGAATAGAACGTCAAGAAAAATTCATCTACCAATATTGGGTTACGCGACCGGCCGCACAGATGTAATGCGCTACTTCACGGTTTTGTTTGGCAAAGACCGTAAGACGGGCAGACGTCTGATATTTTTCGCAATAGGCCATGCCTTGCTTGCGAGCATCGTCGTCGTCCGTTGCAGTAATTTTCGTACTCCAGTCGCCGTTCCAACCAGAGTCGGTGCCCCATAGTGTGTATTCAGTGGTCAT